TTGTGGGTTCTTGCCTTCCATAAGTTTGCTTAAATCAAAATTTGCCATTTTTATTTATTTTTTTATGGATTATTATTTTATGATACCAGCTAATTGCTTAAAGCGATTTGCTAATTCATTACTTTCAGAAATAATTTCTTTTTTAGGAGCTGTTGAAGCTTGAGCCTTAGAAGCAATACCTTCGGTAATGTTCTTTTTAACTTGAGCTACTTTTCTTTCAGTTCCTGTGAATTTCATTGATTCAGAAAGTGTTGCGTAAACTAATTTAACTTCTCTTACGTTAGAAGTTCTGTCTAAATTTTCTACAACTTTAACTTTTTGTTCGTTAGTTAGGTTATAACTTCTGAACAATTTGTTTGTGTAAAGTAATTTAGCGTTTAAAAGGTTTACTTCGTTGATTGTTCCTTTTAAAGATTTAATTACTGCTAATGCTTCTTCTAATTCAGACTGTAATGATTCCATTTTAGCCTGAGTTTCAGTTGCATCGTCAGCTTTTTCTTCTTCAGCTTCATCTTCTCCGTATCCCATTTCTCTTAGAATCTCGTCTAAGTCAATTTCATCATCAGCCATAGCTGGGTCTTCACCCTCTACTGCTGGTGCTTCAGTTGGTTCAGCTGCTACTGGTTCTTCAACCGGCGCTTCTTCACCTTCCATAGCTGGTGCTTCAGCAGGAATTTCTTCCTCACTTTCTTCACCTGCGATTTGTGCTTCTAACTCTCTGATGATAGATTCTAAATCTAACTCATCTTCGTCATCTGCATCCATGTCCATTTCTGGAGCCATGTCTTCACCTTCCATAGCTGCTGGTTCTTCTGCAGGAATTTCTTCTTCTGCACCAAACTCATCTTCGCCTTCAGTAAGGTCTTTAACTTTAGTTTCTTCACCTTCGCTACCTGGCTCACCAGATTGTTTAGAGATTCCACTTAGGTCAGTTTGTGCTGAATTTGCTTTATCTGCAGGTTGTTTGTTATCACCTTTAGCTATTTCACTTGAAGTATCATTATCTTCATTTACTGCATCTTCCGTATCTTCTTCATCACCTTCCATTTCGGCTTGTAATTTTTGAGATAAGATAGATTGTAAACGAGGAGTAAATGCTTCTTCTAGTGCGATTTTAGCATTAGCGATAGCAGTTTCACGTACAGCTTTAGCATCAGCAATTGCTTCTTTCAACAATTTTGAACTTGCCATTTGTTTTCCTTATTTATCGGATTTCTGAAGTCATTAAATTTGTGGACTTCAATGTATGTTTTTGATTGGCGTTTTGGTCACTTCTCATAGAACGAGAGTATTCATTTACCAATAGAAAAACCTAAATTAATAGGTTATTATTAAGAATAAATATATAAAATTTTACAAAACGTAAAAAAACTATACTTTTCTTTAGAATTTATTTATTTGGAACACAATTAGGAACTTGCTTGCCACCCTTATCTTTCATACCAACTTGCTTATATCCTTTCCAACAAGGGCCGTCTTCGTTTACTAATGATTCGTTTGCAGCTGATTGATAATCCTTTAACCATTTTTTATAATAGTTAATTAAATCTAAGTTTAGTACTATTGATTTTTTAATATTTTCTTTTTTATTATTTGCTAAACTTTTATTATCTTTAAGTTGTTGTACTAATAGTTTATTTGTTTCTTCCAAGTTTTTAATTAGCATTTCCAATCTCTTTGTTTCAGAATCTTCGTTTAGTGTACCTTCTCCGAACATACCTACAAAATTACCTTGATATTTGTTACCACGTGTTCCACTTATTGCTGTTGCAAAGTCCATTCTATCTTTTAATTTTCCTTTAGCTATAAAGTTAAAAAGCTTTTTAGCGTTCAAATTAAAATCATCTATAAATTTTTGTACTGCAATTGCACGAGTACCAGTAAATTTAGCAATTCCCATTGCTTCTCTACCAGCTCCTTCATTTACCGATTCGTTTGTTCCGTATTCGTGATAGTTAGTTGATGCTTGTGAAATAAAATTAGCTGCGTTAGTAATATGGTCTTGAATCCAAGCAGGAATATCCTTTTCGTTTTCTCCCATTTTAGCTTTCAATTCAGTTGCCATTTTAATAATGGTATCCAATGAATTGTTTGCCATAGAAACTTCATGGTCTTCACCTTCACCTTCTTTAATGAATGCCGTTGCAAATGGATTTGAAATTACTTTACCCATTTCAAATTTACCAAATGCTTTTTGCGATATTAAACCACCTAAACGAATCATAATTATTTCTTTTTACCTAATCTTTCTTTCATTGTATCTACAGAGATATCAGCGATTTCATAGTAACGATTTAAGATGTGACCCATATCTTCATATAAAGAATGTAATCTTTCATCCATTGAGTTTGCTTCAACAGCAAACTTATCAAACGATTTACCTAACTTATCTAATTCAGTCATATTTCTTTTTACAGTCACTGCATCAAACCAATCACCGCTTTCTCTTAATGTCATTTCTTTTGCAGCCTCAACGATAGCACCTAAAGTATTTGCAACTTCAGTCAAATCAGATTGTCTTCTCATTTGGTCTTGGAAAGTATTGTAAGTAGAAATAATCTCTAAGAAGTGTTTTTTAACTTCATTTGATAATTTTCTATCTTCTAAGTTTTCAGCTAAACTGAATTTACCATTAACTATTTTTACTTCTTTCAAGTTAGTTTTACGGATATCATTGTATGCTTTCGCTACAGTAGTTCCTTTATTGCCATCAACTTTTAAGGTTATCTTATTGTTGTGTACGAAATCGTATATATCAAAGTTCTTTGCCATTATTATGCTATTTCAGTTATTATTTCTCTCATTAAGTCTTGTGCTTTACAGAAGTCTCCGCAAACATCAGTTCCTATTTGTTGTAAACCTCTATTAACCGATTCGTTTACAGGTACCATAAATGCACCATGTGTAGATGGGTTAGATACAAAATCCCAACCAATCAATTCAAAATCTTCTTGTACCTCTACTTTGTTTCCAGATAAGTTACGAGTAGAACCCATACCTCTTGATGAAATACCTAATAGGATACCAGCTTTCAATAATTCTTTTAAGATATTACCAGATGGAGTAGATAGAACTTCAACAGTTCCACATAAATCATCACCGTCCCAATGAATCTCTCTAATATTGTGAGAAACATTCTTTAAGTTAATTACAGTAGAATCCGGATGGTCTAATTCACCTAATGCTCTACGCTCTTTAATGAATACCTCATACTTCTTAGCTTCTCTCATTAGGATTTCTTTCGGATAAATTCTTCCGTTTTGATTTTCAGCACCAGCTCTTTGTAGAATACCTTTAACAATGGTTCTTCCACCTTCATCTTCTTGTACTTTTCCCTCAAATAATTTTGTTTCTATTAAAAGTCCTTTCATTATATATTCTTAGTGTTTAAGTAAATCATTTATTACTTTATCGTATAATCTACTACTATTTGTATTACCAGCTCCAGTAAATCCTTTTTCTTTTTGTAGATAAGCAGTAACTTTATTTCTTAAAAGCTTTTCAACATCATTATTTTGGATTATTTTTTTAACAGCTGTTTTAACATCTTCAAGTTCAGGAAATTCATTTCCGCTAGAATCTCTAGCTTCGTTTTTTGATGCTCTTAAATCTGCTAAATCATCTCCTTCAATATCACCATCCTTATCAACATCTAATTCTTTTTGTCCACCAACCAATGCTTCATTCTTATCACCTTTACCGTTCCAAGCAGAATCAATCTTATTAAAAAAAGCTTTCTTTTCTTCATCACTCATAGATGGAATAGATTTTCCAGCTTTTTCTAATGCTTTAGCAAAAAACGCTTGATATTCGGTTTCTTCTGTCATTACTTCCTTAACTAATTCTTTTAGTCTTGATTTTGTAATTGATGTGTTCATATTTTCTTTTTTATTTGGTAGACCTTTATGTGATGTAGATGCGTAATCTTTTGCATCTTTTTTACTCATTGAATCAGCTGCTTTTTCAACTTCTTTAGATGGTGCTTCCATGTCTCCATTTTGTACTGCATGAACCATACCCATAAATCGTTGTTGTGCTTTTGATACTGCTGGCATTTTATAAAGTTCTTATTTTTTCTGAAAGATTCATTAACCTTTCTTTTATCTTATGTAAACTCTTATTTGTTCTTTTATAATAATCTCCTCTTTTAACCCCATTCTCATTTTTTATTTTAGAATACCAGTTAACAAATTTCTCTACTTCACCCAATTGTTGTTTGATAGATGTTACACCTCTGCTCATTTTAGCTTTAGGTGAACCATCTCCGTTTTTAATTTCTAACCAACGATTTTCATTTAAACTAGCTTCCTCATCCTCTTTAGCTAATATCATACCACTCTTATCAGCAATACCACCAGCATCAGCTGAACTAATTGCCGTTGGCTTTATTGCTAATGGTTTTTTAGAATTAGCAGGAACATCGTTTTTCAAATAATCCTTTGCTTCTTCTAAATCATCAACAACCTCACCACCAGTTACGTTAGCTAATCTTTTGTTTTTCTTTGCAGTTTGGCCAGGTTTTGAAAATGCGTTTGGAGTATCGTATCCAGCAACTGCACCAGTTCCAGTCATTTCTTCCAATTCCTTTTCGTCTTGGATTTCTTTAACTATCCCTCTGATTATTTCTTTTAGTCTATTTGACATTTACCTTTGATTTTAATTCTTTGATTAACTCATAAGAAAGCATGATAGATGAAACATTATTATCAGATACAGTTTTACCAATTTTCATTTTTTCTAAAACAGAAATAGTTTCTGACAATTTGATTGTAGTTACTTTATCTGATATTTTAGATTTAATTGTTTTTAATTCTTTCACAATTTGTGGAAGTTCTACTGCTAAATAATCTTTAAATTTAGATGTATTAGACATGTTATTAATATACTCTTTTAACAAGCCCTTTTGTTTTTCATCTAAATTTGTGTATTTTTTATTGAAAGTCTCAACAAGAATCTTATAGGTTAATAATCTTAGGTCTTTATCTTGTTGTTTATAGGTTTCTATTAGTTTTGTACTATCGGATACCTCAATTGTTTTGTTTAGAGGAGGTCTAGAGATAATGTTCTCAATTAATGTAATCTTAGAATTAAATACATCTTTAATATCGTAGTTTTCAGATTTCTTAGATTCAAACACTTTATATATTGATGCTAATACTTTATAGTTAGTTATAGGAGATGTTAAAAATTGCTCTAATTCAAATTTTGAATTAATTTCTTTAATAAGATTGTATTTTTCTTTAGATAACTTTATAACATTTAATTTAGAATGAGCCTGTGATACAGTCTCAACAAACATTTCAGCTTTTGATTCCGAATTGTATTTTTCTTTTAATAATAAATCATAAAGACGTAATTCTTTATTTAATTCCGTACCTGCGGCAAAGAATTCTTTTACTATATGTTTTGCGTTCTCAGTCTTATCACCATTAAGTACCTCCAATGTTATTTGTCTTACTAAAAGCTCAAATAACACTCCGGTATTCTTAACCTTAGAATGTTTTATTTTTTTCATTTATTTCCCTATAATTTAACCTATGTACATAAACTAACACATATAAATATAAACTTTTTAATGTTTGTTAAAATTTACTGTCATCTAACAAATTATTTTCATCCAAAAGGTCAGTTTTTTGTGTTTTTTCACTTAAAATCCTCTTTTTTGCCGAAATTCCGTTTATATATTCTTGTGCTATTTTTTTATTTGATTCATTTGTACGAGTTTCTCTCTTTCTCTCTTTCTCATTTTCTTTGTTTCCCAGTGGGTCTCTACCTAATGGATGTTTATCCTTTCCGTAAGTATTTCCCTCTCTTGGTCTACCACCTTTATTATCCACAATCTCCTGCTTCATTTTTTCAATCTCCTCCTCCACATTTTGTTGTTGTGGTGGATTTGCTGGGTCTTGTCCTTGCTGTTCAATTGAATTATAACGGAATCTATCTTTAAGGTCTAATACCATTTTAGCTCTTTCGGTATCCATCTCATCTTCACTTATACCAAATATATTATGATAAACCCAATCGGTAGATAACATGTTTAATGCTTTCATATCACTTGCCAATCTAACTTTTTCACTCCATAAGTTTACTTTTTCTTGCTCATATATTGTAGAAGCGTTTGTTAAAGTAAGTTGGAAGTTTGTCATTTCAGAATCATCAATACCTTGTCCAGCTAAGTGTACAATTGCTACCTTATATAATTCACTAACAATTGTTCTTTGAATTCTTTCAATAGTTCTAGCAAAACGAACATCCTGTGCTGCTAAAGTTGCTTTACCATTTACATCTTCCTCATATCCCAAAAATGCTTTAGGTATTTTAAGTGCTGCAAATAATTTAGCTTTTAAGTAATCAATATCTTCAACAGCTGAATAATCTAATCCAGCTAAGTTATCAATTGATGTACCACTATCACCACCTCTAACAGGTAAAAAGAAATCTTCCGTAAGGTTTTGGATATTGTATTTTAAATTGTAATCACCACTATTTTTATCAACAAATGGAGTTTTCTTCATTTTGTTAATAATCTTTTGCATATAGTTATCAACTTCATTAGGGTTGATATTACCAATATCAATTTTGAATATTCTCTTTTCAGGAGCTCTCATAATACGATGAATTAACATCGCATCTTCCATTAATTGTAATTGTTTCCAAACTCTACGGCCGTTTTCAATCATAGCCTTACCATATGGTAGGAAGTTTGTATCTGATAATAAACGAAAGTGAGCCATTTCATAGTTCTCATATTCTTTTTTACCAAATCTATCTAATTCAACCTTAAACTTAACATAGTTTTGATTCATTGGGTCAGTACCTTCCAACCTTTCCGTATTATATACAGAATATGGAGTTACATTAATAATACCCTTACCCTCTGCCATTTCTAATGCTAAAAAGAAATCTCCGTACTTTACTAAATTTCTAGTCCAAGGCCAAAGATTAAATTCTATGTTTATAATATCATAAAATAGGTTATGTAGTATTGCACTTACATTTTCGTTTGATGATTTAATTGCCAATATATCACCATACTCATTCTTTGTTGTGGATTCATCTGAATATATATCCAATGCAGATGCTATAATTGGGTCATTATCCATAGCATCATAATCTCTAAATAATTCTCTACGAACCTGATGGTATGCCATTGATTGTGCACCCTGATTGGTTTCGTAGTATGACCTTTGTAATTTTGTATATCTATCTCTAAGATTAACAAAATTTGTGTTCATTTGTTTTTCATCCGTATCAACAACTCTACGCTTACCATCTTTATCAACGGTAACAATAGCATTTGTTGAGAATAATTTCTTTAGTCTACCAAAAAAACTTTTACTGTCATCTAATTCTTGTTCTGCCATAATTTATTTTATCAGTTTTCTATTTTGACATTATATAACATAAATATCGTAAAATATCAAAACACTACAACCATTGGGATAAATCTTCAAAATCATCCCCAACTCTCATTTTCCAAGGGTTATCATTCATTGTATCATTACCACCATAAATCCCTTGAGATGTGTTTGATGTAATACTACTTACCGCTTGTTTGGTTAAATCAATACCTTCTTGTCTTAAACGAAGTGCAGTATCTCTAACCCATAATCCAATTGATATAGCCATAACTAAGTCATCGTTATAACCCTTCATTGCTTCAGCCCTACCATTCATATAGATAAATGTAAATAACTCATCTATTAAACGAGCAGAACGAATTATAATTGATTTCTCTCTAAAATAATCCGTTAATTTAGATATGATTAAAGGTCTAGTCTTAGAAGTAGTTGAAAATCCAGCTACTAATCCCTTTTCTTCACTTCTATATCTGTTTGTCATTTGATGTTGTATATCAATGTATTTTAAATCCTTGCTCATATAGAATAAGTTTTTGTATCCTCTATCAATTACTTGCTGAATTGTTGCCCAACCAATATTTGCGTTCTCTATTACAAGTAAAGCATCATTATATTCCGTTGAAAGTGCAACTAAGAAGTTTCCAAAATCTTTGGTATCCACCTTACCTCTATATTCCGCAACCTGTACTGAATTAATAATATCAATTACATGACAAGTAGAATAATCCCCACCATCACCTCTAGCCACATCGGCAACTACCATATATGATTTTGAATAATCAGGATGTTCCCATTTCCAAAGATTTCCATCAAATCCACCTTTCTCAATCGGTGGTATTACATATGTTTCTTTATAGAACATTAATAATTCGGGTTCAATTACAGTTTCACCAGAAGATATAAAATCACAATCACACTCTTGTGCTGCTTTCTTTGTACCCAATAACTTCTCTTGCTCGTCTCTCCACCTTTGGTCTCTTTCAGGATGAACTGTCCAATGTAATCTGATTGTATTAAATGGGTTTGTGCTTTCTTCTGCTCCTAACCAAGTTTGATGAAACCAATTACCAACACCATTCGGAGTAGATAGTGCTATACAAGCTCCACCTGTTGAAAGTGTAGATTGAGCTGCCACCCAAATCTCATCAATATCATCAATAAAAGCTGCTTCATCAAATATAAGAAGTGATAATGCTTCAGAACGTCCTGCATCAGGAGAACTAGCAATAGCCTTAATTTGAGAACCATTTTGTAAACGAAGGGAAAGCTTGTTATCTTCCATAGAGCCACCTTTAAGCCAGCTTGGAAGCAATTCATGCATTACTCTAACCTTTGTTACTAAATTCTTTGCTACATCTTGCTTTGTTGCGATTACCAACACATTGAAATCAGTATTGAATATCATTTTCCAAAGTGCAAAACCAGCACAAAGTGTTGAGATGCCAGTTTGTCTTGATTTTAGGACTACATTAAATCTATTGTCTTTAAATTGTGTTAAAGTCTTTTCCTGAAATGGGAATAATTGAAATGGTATCTTACCTCTTACAGGATGCTGAATCATACAATACTTCTTCATAAAGTGAATAGGGTCTACCGCACACTTTTTATATTCTTCGGCAATAATATCTTTTAACGATTTCTTTTGTGTTATACCAGTGCTCATATTAATCTTTAAGAGGTCTTACTAAATCGTAATTTTTATCTTTTAGTTTATTGTAAGCCTCATTTCTTAATTTTGTAACTTCTTCTATTTCTTTTTCAAAATTAATAATATCCGTCATTATTTCTGCTTTCAATTCATTAACATCTCTTTCCATACTCCAAGTTTCAATTTTACCATCTTCTTGAACTACTTCATAAGTTTGCTTTGCGTCATTATATGCTTGTTGAAATTGTGCAATTACATCTTTACCATGTGCAATCATATTGGAATATATTTTATAATCTTCATATTCTTTCCACAATCCATCATATTTAATTTGAGCTTCTCTTAAAGAAAGACAATGTAAACAATATCCTGTTTTAGATATTAATTTTTTATCAACTCTACCTATTTTTATTGTTTTACAATTATCCGATTTACAAGTGTTTAACTTATCTAAGTAAGCTCTTGTTTCAGCCATAATGTCACCCAATTCGGAAACTTCAATTTTACCAGCTTCTAATTGTTCCCAAGACCTACCATCTACATCGGTCCATTTTTCACCAATTGTTCTTTTTACCTTTTCTTTATCTGCTCCAGAAAATGAAATAAATGATTCCTTTTCATATTCAGCACCATGCATTACCATATCAACCAACTTTCTACGAGTTGGATGCATAAACTTTTTATTGAATTCCTTTGCCATACTATATACGATATATTTGTATATATAAGTATATCAAAATCAAAAAAACGATTAAGAATCAAAAAATATGCCTAAAATTTGATTTAGGGGTGCGAATGCACCTGTTAGTTTATAGGTGTTTCCACCATATACAAATACCAATCCCTCATTTGGTACGATTTTATCAAATCCACCTAAAGCCTGCATTCTACTTAATTCTAATTTAAGTTTTGCAATCTTTTTAGGGTCACCACTTGCTTTTACTTGCGATATTGTACTTTGTAATTTTGCTTTCATTTGTTTAGTAGCTTCTGCAGGATTTGCAGTTAATACTGATGTCATAAATGATAATACATCTGCTCCCACACCTAAGAATATTTCCTCAAATCTCATTAAATTTTGCTTTGATATCTTTTGTTGGTCTTGCTTATCTGTTTGGTCAGCCCAAGCTCTTATCTTATCATCTTTTATATCCGCTATACGAAAGCTTTTATCTCCAAAAGCCCATCTTTTAATTAGTCCTATCTTTTGCTGTGCATCCAATTTCTTTGCTCCCTTTTCTACAAAATTTGTCCACCAAGCTTGGTGATAATCTGCTACACCATCAGAGTCAGCTAATCCAAATTCAGATTGTAGTTTAGAAATCATTCCTAAATACTTTCCTTGTAATTTAGAAAGATGTTCGGTTTTAGGAAGTGTTTGCATTGGAGGTCCCTGTATTGTATATTTGGATTGAACGTGTGCATTTACTTGCTTAATCATTCCACCTAATACTTTTGCTGCGTCTTGATTTTGTCCAATTATAGTACCAGTCATATCATAATCAAATGTACCATGAAATACTAATAGGGGTTGATTGTAAGGGATTACATTTACAGACGTTGGATATATTACTTCCAAGTTCATAAACGAACTACCATCGTTAAAAACCTTCTTACGTTGAGGTTCGGATAGGGCTCCAATTGCTTTAGATAAATCTTGCATAGCGAAATTGTATGCATCAGTTAATCCACCTCTACCAGCAAACTTATCTGCTACCTGTCCTATTGTCATAGCACCAACTCCTTTATCTTTTAAATGAGATTTATTACGAGCTGCAACCAATCTACCATTTACCCAACTAATTGCCAATGCCTGCCCATCAGTCTTTTCTCTTGCTAATTCCAAATCACCATTAAGAGCTCTTACTACTATTTGTTTAAGGTCACCAAATGTTAAACCCATCTCAATATCAAATGGATGTGCCATATGTCCATAAGCTCCACCTTCCATTATTAATGATTCTTTTATAAAATCATTAGGAGATTTTAAATCATGCTTTAATATACGATTGTATTTATCAGTTGTATCGTCGTGATTAAAAATTGGAACTTTGTTTTTTCTTATTTTGTCATCTTTATCACTCTTATGATTCATATTTTCCCAACCTTCTAAATCTTCTAAATAATATTCAGCTTTATCATATTCTTCCCAATCTTTATTCCAAGTGTGTCCAGTAGTGCCACCCGTATCATTATCAAACGCTTCGTTTCCAGTGTATTCTAAAATGTTATTTTCTTCATCAATCTCCTCATATCCACTCATTCCGTTGTTGTTAAGTTTTTTGCTATTCTTCTTAACATCTTTACTATCAGGTGCTCCATTAATATATCCACCCGGTAAACTTAAACCTACACCAGCTCCGCCACCAAGTCCCATTTCTTTTAAATTATCTTTTTTTGGAATTCTAAATGTTGCTACCTTCTTACCATTGATTGTTGGCATTCCCCAATCATCTGTACCTATTGTTTTTACAACTACTTTTTTATTTTTAAATCTACCCATTAGAATAGTATCTCCAATTTTTACATTTATTTTAATTTCCTCATTAATACATTCTTTTAAACTCTTTAACTTAAGGGTAATTAATTTGAATATTTGGTCATCAAATCTAGGATATGCTTTTGTAAAGTTTTTCTTTCTATCAGCAGCACTTCCAGCACTTAACCAATAACGAACATCAGTACCACTAATTGGGTTTGATTCTGCTGGTGCTGCATAAACATATCCTCTATCTAAAAAAGGTTCAGTTACTTTACCTTTATATGGTGTGAAATATTTACCACCAAGTCTTTGCTCATCTTTCTCACCAACTACAACTATTAAACCAGTTGTATCTTCATCGTATTTATTTAGAATTTCTTCAGGTGCATAGGGATTTCTGATATTGACAATTTTGTTTGATGGAATACCAAACATATTTGTCATTATTGCTTTCTTCTCTTTAAAATTAAATGGAGATTTCTTTGAATCGGTAACATTAGAAGTTCCGATATACACACTATCCTTTCCGAATTTGCGTACTAAATTATCATAAGTTGCGTAATGGCCCTTATGAAAAGGTTGAAAGCGGCCAGAATAAACAACAATTACTTTGTTTATAGAGGCCGCTTCCAATAATATTGATTCTACTAAAAAATTTGATAATTCATTCATTATACGATATATCTTATATCATATAAATATATGAGATTATTCTTTTACAACTTTGAAGTCAGATGCTCCACTTTGTTGTTGTGCCTGTTCAGCTTGTTGTTGCTTTCTAGTAGGTGCACCTGGTTGATATTGTACAGTACCATCAGCTACATTGATTCTTGCTTGAGGATATTTGTCATCAATTTCAGATGCCATATCGTTTAATTGTAGATTAGATGATTTAATTTCACTTTCATGAGCTTCTAATACATCTGCCATTCTAAGAATTTCCTCTTCCATTTCTTTTCTTCTGATGTATATAGAGCCTACTTCTAAAAGTAAACTTTGAACTCTACTGTTCAGCTCTTTAATTTTTTCAAAAGTACTGTCATCTAATTTAACTTGTGCTAATTCCACTGTTTGTGTTTGTGGAATGTTATCTAATTCTGCCATAATTTATGTTTTTTATTGTTTATATATATAACTATATTGTTTTTAAATTTTTATAAGAATTTTTCCAATTCTTTTATCACACTATCTGAAGTTATTGTTCTTGTACATTCAAATTGTTTATGAGTACCTTTATGGTCAGGGCACCAATTCCAATCCCCAGCATCTAATCTAATCCTATTAAAGCAACCCTCACATTTACCTTTAGGTGCCGCAATTCTTACACAATCCTGCATTTCAGCCCAATCATATGAGAATCCACTAATCAATACAGTAGGAACATTTAGGGCCCAGCTTAACCAACTCAACCCACTACCAATTCCAATGAATGCTTTTGATTTTTTCATTTCATCCATAACTAATTCTAATGGTCCTTCTGGGTGTTTAATTATTCCGGTTGGTAGTTTATTACCCATATAGTCATCTCCCTCTTTAGATACTAATTTAACTGTATAACCTCTAGTATTCAACCAGTCTACAACATCCTGCCATCCTGTTGGGTTATTCCAAAATTTAGATTGAGCCGTTCCAAATACACCAATACAAACTTGCTTTAATTGTTTATCTATTTTAACATCTCTCTTTTTTATTTTTGGTCTAACTTCTTTATATTCCAATCCTAAAATATCAGATGCCATTTTTTGCATTGTTTGCTCTCTAAAATTATTTGGATTTTTATATTCATTATATTCATCATTTTCTTTATAATATAATCCAACTCCATACATTGCGTATATATTTTCAACACCAGAGCCAGGATTTACAAATTCTATATCTGGGTATTCATCTTTAAACATGTCATTCATAAAGGTTGATGCTATTAATTTGCATCCCCATTGTTTTCGGAATTCTTCAAAGTATGGAAACCATGCCAATGTATCACCTAATGCTCTTGAATCCATAGCTATATAAACTCTTTTACCAGTTGCATCGTAGTTATGTTCCTCATACAATTTTCCATTTTCGAATATCTTTATTTGCCAATTTACAAAATATTCTATATTACACTTACTCCACATATTATTTTTTATGTTTCCAGTGTGAATAACTTTTCCAGTACTTCTATCTATAAATTCAATACGATACTCAGCATTTGTATTTCCTTTTACTTCAACAAAAGGTCCTCTAACAAAGTGTACAATTACTTTGTTTTTTATTTGTATTATGTTATTTAAATTCTTTTTTAAATTATCGTATATCATTAGTTCCAATTTTCTTTCCAACTTTTTATTTTTTCATCTAATAAAGAATAGCCCTCAGCTTGCTTACTATAATTTTTATTAGTTGTATATCTCAAATGTCTATGGTCATAGAATACATGGTTGTACCATAAATCACCAACATCCCATCCAATATCTTCCAGTCTATCCATATAGAATTGCTTGTGTCGATTTGGAATTAAATAACAATGTGCAAGGTCTTGATTAAAATCAGTTTTTGCAAATAGTTCATCAACTCCCCATCTATTCCAAGAAGGATTATTTGCGAATCCTATATAATAAACATTATCTCTTTGTGAAATGAAACAAGCTCTATGTACTATTTCAACAAACTCCTCAATACCTACATTAATAAAAGCATCTGCTTCAAATATTAAAGTATAATCATAATTTGTATCATCAATAGATTCCAAAGCTCCTCTATGTGCTAGATAACAACCATAGTGTCTACCCGTAATATATCCAATACCTGCTCCCGGATATAATTCACCCGGCTTATTATCTTTACTAACATTTTCAGGTCTTCTACAATTTTCAACAGGTGCTAATCCTTCGTATGGAGTATTTATCATTTGTACATAATCCATTCCGTATTTTGATAATTGCTTTAATGATTGAATACTTACTCTTTCTCTAGCATCATCAGGTCTTGTTAATAAATGCTTTATTTGTATTCTTGGTTTTTTCATTTTCCAAGTTCTAAATCCAATTTCACATTGATTATAAAAATATTCATCAACTGCTTTAGTAACACCAGGAAAGAAACTACCACCATAATCATCTCCAGAAATATATCCACCCGGTTTTACTTTATTATACCAAAGTTTTATATCTTCGTTTACATCCTCATAACTATGCCCACCATCTAACATTATATAATCAATGCTGTTATTTTGAAATTGGTTGGTAGCATTATGTGATGTATCTTTTATGATATCAAATGTTCCGTAGTTATCTGATATGATTGTATTATCTATAAATTCATAAAATATATCTCCATCAAAAGAACCATTTACTATTGTATTATGCAACCCTTCATCTGCAGTTCCTTTAAATGTATCTATTGTTGTGAATTTTATATTCTTACCAGATTCTTTAATTTTAGTTGCCATATAATTTGTAGACTTACCAAACCAAGAACCCAACTCAACAAAAGTTTCACCACCTTTAGCATTCTTAACCATATCATCATACATAGTATCATAAACAAACCAACCCGGTATCTCATTGAATTCAGGTTGTAAAGTTTCTAATATAATTTTTTTAGTAACTTTTAAATCATCACCAATGTATGTAACCAATGGATTATTATCGTATGTATCTAAATAAGTTGGTAACTTTCTAAATATAGATGGTAGTCCGTATGATAATGCTTCTTTAACTGATAACGGATTTAATTCAATTATAGAACTAAAGTAGAACATATCCGATGCTGCGTAAAAAGTATCAACATCATTCCGTTCTCCCCAAACAATACAATTATCAGGTTTGTATTTCATTATATCTCCCCAATAATGTTCAAAGTTTCCAGCTTGATTTCCTACAAAGTGAAATTTAATTTTGTATTTTTCTAATTGCCTTGCTATTGCAAATACTTCACCTTGATTTTTACCTGGTGCAAATAATCCAACATTAAGTACATGCTTCCAATCAGATTCAAATCCTAATTCTTTTTGTGCAGTTGCTTTATCAAACACATATTCTTCGATTGGATATTCCCATATATCAGTTTCAACACCAGTATCAATAAACTTTTGTCTACTCCATTCGGATACTAAAATATATCTATCGGGATGGTAAATTATTTCTTCAGGATTTGTTAAAGACCCATGTGTAGATGCTACAATAAAATATTTTCTTTTATCCGAAAATATTCTATCTAAAATATCAGTTGATAAATCATGTTGTGGAATCTCCTGAAAATGTATAATATCAGGTTTGAAAGTATTAATGATATCAATTATTTCTGCTCTGTTATCCCCTAATGTATGAACAGGAACTAATGCTTTGATTCTATTCTTTTGTACTACAAACGCATTTCCACCACTATTGTTTATTTCAACAACTTCTATTTGATAATCATTGATAAATTGCTTTATCTGCTTGTAAGTGTATTGAGGTTGTCCGCCGGTAGAAAGATGCGGACAAATATACAGTAATTTCTTTTTACTCATAGTTGTAACAAATATACGAAACTTTTTTTAAATTGCCAAATTTATTTTATTGACCATCATCAAATATAACAGTTCCCTCTTTTAAATCAATTTCTCCTTTAGGATATTTTGTTTCCAATCCCTTAAGAGTTTCATTTAAAGTGGTAGCTAACTTGTCATATTCAGCTTCAATTGTAGATACAAATTCTTGCATTCTTTTCTTTTCAGCCTCTAATTCTCTAAGTCTAATGTGAAATTCACCCAAAACATGCACTTGTTCTGCTGCTTTGTTTTGTAAAGAAGTTATATTTTCTAGAACTTCTTGCTCTAATTTTTCAGTTTTTATTGCCATAATATTATTTTATATATATAAATATATAGTTTTTACTTTTTATTACAAATTTATTAAAGTGGTGGATTTGGAAATACATATGGTATTGTTTCTGGTATATCTCTTAATTTTTGTCTATATACATTCCATTCCTCTTGCTTTTCAGCTGTTAGTGGATTATTTGGTAATTGGGTCCAATCTGATTCCTTAAGTAAATTGTTTCGTTTACTCCTAGCTATTGATAGTTCTCTAGTATCTAATTGTTCCTGCGTAAATGGATTATGAGTATGTACCCCATCTATTAATTTATATCTACCAGTGATAGCTTCTTGCCATTGCTCTTCTGTCAATTCTACATTTGGGGTTGGAATATTATCACCATGTATTTCTTTGGTATAAAATCCAATATAGTCTCCCGTTTCATTAAATGTTGCGTAATAAATCATATATTTTTATTTTTTAATATCCAATTGCCGACCACCATCCACCTACTGCATCGAATACTGCTTTAAATCCACTTGTTGTTACATCACCAGCATGATTATATCCACCTGCTCCATTAGTAAGTCTGTTTGTTGTTACATGTACAGACGTACAAGCAGTGGGGAACGTTAATGGAAATGTCACAGGTGTTGCTGTTGTAGTGTAGGTTGCATATCCCCATTGTAGTATAATTCCATTTGTTAATTTTGTATAACCGTTTGCACTTACTGAAGATGCATTATTAGTAAAATTATTAGCATACACATGTCCATATTGATTCGCATTTGTACCAATAGTACTTGTATCTGCCACATTTGGTAATATAGTATCTGTTTTAATATTTCCGCCCAAAACTTTAAGTAAATCGGAAACTCCAACTCCAACTTCTTGTCTTGCCATTTTAACGTATCTATTTTCATCTGATACTACTTGCATTCCACCTGCATTAATTTCAACAAAGTTTGTTGGTGCTTTTACTATAATAGAACTAGCAAATGATGGTGATGTGGTCCATGTATTAAATGTCCAAGGATAATAGGTAGTGGTATAAGAAAGTGGGGATGCTCCTATATCAGTTTGAACTCCTGAATATGCGTAATAATAAAATCTATATCTAAATTGTACTGGTGTTGTAGAATCTATATACATATTTATTGTCTGAGTATAACCACTTATTGCGCCATAACCACCTGCGTTGATACTTTCAGGTACTTCTACCCAGTTTGTCATGCCCATTGGACTATTGTGAGATATTATACCATTTGAAATATAGTTATTTACACCAGGTACAGAGAATGTATATACCATTTCATCACCCTCAATTATTTCCACATCATCTACAATTACTAATTTAATAGTATTACCATCTCTTATATTTATTTTACTAACACCCGGTATTAAATCTTTAGCTTTGATTTGTTCGTTACCATCTAACCAAAATCCATGCGAATCTGATACTTTTACTTCATTACCTCCAGCAGAAACTTTGAATACTTTATCAATAGTTCTACTTTTTACATTTTCTACTTTATATGTGCTAAACGAATCACTCCAATTCCATGCAGTTATATTTTGTCCACTAATAATATCTCTAGCATAAACTTCGTTTCCAAATTCATTTATAATTAATGTATCGCCTGTAACAGAAAGATATCCAAGATACCCAATCCAATAGCCAGCTACATTTTTTGCCCCAACGGAAGTAGAACTTCCAATAAGGTGACTACCAACTACACTATTATCACTAACTTTTACGGCTTCTATATATAAAACAGCAGATGCTTGTTGTGCATTAGAATATCCGGTATGTATGTATCCATCGTAAGGTGCTTCAAAGTCTGGTTCAGTTGAAGTATGTGATATTGTATCAGGTCCGGTTTCTACTGCAAAACTAGGAGTAACAATAGTTAGTTGATAATCACCTGCGTCAGCTGGTGTAAATGTACCATTTGATGAAGAACCACCAGTCGATGTTTTTGTTGAATAACTAGTTACAAATACGGGTGAACCATCACCTGCATTTGTTGTTATTGATGGATTTGCTGGCGAATATGAACCTGTGAAATTTACAGTGTTTGAACCGCCGCCAGAATCCGATAATAATTTTAGTGGGGATATACTTACCTTTTTACTCCTACCTTCACCACTTCCAGTATAAAATTGTATTTCAGGAACATTTGGGTCAAATATTAATTGAGAATCACTATCTCTTAATGCTCTTGTAGTTTCATCAATAACCCAATCTCCAATTTGTCCATCCGTTGCATTTATTGAACCAGTAATTTGGAAATCAGTTCCATCAAATTTTATTTGATTACCCGCGGGATTTCCGAATCTAGCTATTCCAGTTTTATCCATAAAAAACCCACTACCAGATGTAAAAGAATATGCATCAACAGAACGTATTACGCCAATACCACCAGCATCACTACCCATAACTAATCCTCTTGTTATTGTAGCTTCTTGTGCTAATAATATATCAGTTGCTACTGAGCTAAATGTTGCTCCAAATGTTTGCCAATATGTACCAGCGGTTGAACCAGCTGGTGCAGTTTGCCCTACTCCAGGTCTTGAATCAGTATTAGCTGGTATATATGTTAATTTAGATAGATAGTATGCACCGTCAATACCTTGTACAACATCTTTTCTAACCGCACTACTACTATATGCCGTTCCTATTGTGAATGGACCTCTATATACTACACCAGCTCCAGTATCACCTTTATCAATATATGTACTCCAAGGACCAAAGCCAGGATATCCAGTTGTACTATTTGTATTATTAGTTGAAAAGTGAGATGTTGCAGATGTACATATCCAAGATTTTCCATCATAACTAACTACATCATTATTATAGTAAGTAATACCGAATGCCCAAACTCCTTTTAATGTTGGTTCATTTGCACCAGCGTCAGTTTGTTTTATCGAACCTCTGATAATTAATTGAGAACCATCCCATTTAAGTGCCTTACTACCATCCGCATTACTAATTGAGAATCTACCAGTAGTTCCGTTTACTGCTGGATATTCGTATATTCCTAAATAAATACCCTCTTGTCCATATCCAATAATAGCAGGGTCTGTTGGTGAGTACCCACCACTACCAGTTCCATATGTACCATGCTGCCCAATAGCGATATATGGGTCAGTTCTACCGCCGGCTATAATTACATTTGCAAATTTTGAAGTATCTGCGTAAGTACCAACATTAATTGTATTCTTTACATACGATTCATCAAATATTGCAATCTTAGCTGCTATGAAGAATTCTTGAGTTCCTAAATACTGCCACCAATCATTATTACCACCTGCGTTTGGTGCATGTACACTACTTGCAGGCCCACTACCACTAACAGCTGCATAGTAAGTTGTTACACCATCTACTACAGTTGTTGGGTCTGGATATATTACTGCATCTCTACGATAGTTTGTTGTTTCTACACTACCAATATAATTTGTTGTAGCTTTATAAACTCCTCTCATTACTATACCAGGTCCAGTGTTTCCTTCATACTGAACTGCTATTGATTCTGTTTTATAATATACTGCTCTACCATCCTCTACATCTACTTTAAAAACTATATTTGCCGTTGGATATAAATTAGGACTTGTATATCCTGATATGTCTCCAAGAACAGCTACATTTGAAACAGTTGGTACAGTACTCCCAGATACAAGACTACCAGCTAAAGCCAACCAACCAGATTTACTATCTATTGTAACTTTATATTGCCCTAAAGAACCTATATAAGTTCCATCATTATCATAGGTTTGATTATTAAATGTAGATACATGTTGTAATGCTGTTGTTCCTTTACTTGCTAATATACTTGTACCAGTTCCCGTTGTTGTAGTTGCACCAGATACTTTATATACAATAGATGTATTTTCATTTGTTAAAGTTACAGTATAACCATCACCACCAGCCTTAACACCAGCTATTGTAATTTCGGCAGTTGCTGCAACAGGTAATGTGGCTGAGCCATCTCTTAATTCAACTTTATATACAGACTTAGCATTAGCAATAGGAAGATATGATGAATTTAAATTTTTTGTAGTGCCGGTAAGCGGTGCACCTAATGAAATTCCATCTTTAAAAAATTGATAGTATGCCGAACCAGTTACTCCAAATGATTTTGCTGTTAATGTAATAGTACCAGGATCAGGATTCGAAGAATCTCCATCAAAAGTTATTACTAAAGAATTTGCTGTTAGAGTTACACTTCTTGCAGTTTGCCCATCTTTCGTTCTTGTAAAATATTGAGAACCACTAACTGCAATTGAACCAGTTCTATGGCCAGGTAAAAGTGAGTATGGATATACATCAAAATTATATTGAATACTAGCACTATTAGAATTCATAGCACTATATCCACTTACAATTAAATTTGTTGTATCGGATGGGTCTGCTGTTAATGTGGATACACTAATATTTGTTTGTGTAACCGATGATGTTCTAAAAGTACCAGGTTGTTGAGTATTTGTATATACTAAATAATCAGTTCCTTCTTTTAATTTGATTATTGTATTTGCTTGATTATAATCTTTAACAATACCAATTTGGTCTGCTCCTAAATTAACATTTGCAGGATTTATTATTACCTGAATTGGTGGTGCTCCGTCTACAGCTTTTGTAAATTGCTGTACAACACTTGCCGTATAAATTGATGATGTGTAATAAGGATGTATGATTAGTGGATATGTAATACTACCACTTAATTGAACAAAATTAGATGCTGCGCTAGCACTTAAAGATGATGTATATGAATTATTGAAATAAACACTACCAGAATTTATGTTTATTGATGTTATTTGATTTTGAGCTATATGGAATGTACCATCGTTTCCTTTACCAGGATTACCAGCACTAGCGGTAAACAATAGATACCTAGACCCCTGCTTTAATCTAATATCAGTAATTGATGGTTTGTAATCCAATACCGTTCCTTTTGAATTTGCATTTAATGTTACATTAGCAGGGGTTACTTCAAATATTATAGTTTCATCTCCAGGTTTACCACTTTGTACAATAGTAAATGTTTTATCTATATTTGCAGTTGCATTAGTATATGGTTCAGTATATGTAAATGTTAATGTTAAATTTTTACTTTGTTTATTATTAGCTCCTATATACGAACCGATTGCCCCAGCATTAACAACATTTTTTTTCTCATCAATAGCTGATACTGATATTGTAGTATCCACACTTTGAGTAGTATAATATATCCAATATTCAGGCTCATACCAATCATTAATTGACATAGATGGAAATACTTGGAAAGATGCAGTTACTGTTTGGGTATTCGAACCCCTTATATAAAATGACGCAGTTGCTGATGCCGATGGTGGTGCAAATAATAGACTATTTCTAAAATCAATATTAAATGTATCTGCATTAAATTTAACTATACCACTATCCAATCCATCTTGCAAATCTTCTAATATTTGAGATGCTAAAACAGAACCAGATGTATTATATGCCCAATCGTATGCTGCTGATGCAGAATCAATCATATATACCGTTATTCTTTTATTGATAGAATCACGATTAAATACGGCATTAAAGTTTAATTCCTTACTACCTAATTCACCAACACTTAATCCTTGCACAAACCCGCTACTATTTGCTTTCTCTAAATTAATAAATTTTTGATAAGGTTGTGAACCGCTCAGTACATGCAGTTGGATTAAATTCCATTTTTTATCAGGTCTTGATGCTGCACTTAATTCTATATCATTTATACCATCTATTCTAATTGCTTGTACTTCTAAACTTTGAGTACTACTGTTTCTAATTTGTGTTCCTCTATAAGGTCTAATAATATGGTTTACTCCACCAAACCCATCCAATATTCTAACATAGGTAACTGTATCTGAATAACCTTCAGTTGTTCCTGTAATTTTAATAAGTTGGACTGTTTTATCTGCGTTTGAACCTGTAAAATGATTTACTGTCATAGATGGATTATCTATATCAGATGCTGATAATGGGTCGAACAAATCTAATAAACCAGGCATTCCTTCTGCAGTAAGATAATCTAATCCAGATAATAAATTACCATTATAATCATAAGATTGTGATGTATAAGTTATAGAACCAGTAATTAAAAACTTTTCTACATTAAATGATTGTGTAGTTGGTGGTACTGGATGGGATGCCGAATCAAATGTAAATGTTAAAATTTTTGGATTAAAGAAAATACCCTTTTTAATTGCTTGTAAATTACCACCAGTAAAAAGTTTTTGAGTTTCAACTTTTACAGGTATGTAGTTATTATTTATATCATAAAATTCAAAACGATAATCAAAAGTTTCTGCTGTTAATGTTCTTGGTACTGATTGTATAAATGTTATTTCATCAGGAGAAAATGCTGTTTCTTGTGCAGCAACTAAACTTACATTTGCTATATACCAATTAGTTCCTCTTACTTCAAAATAAAGTTTTGCATTATCTATTTGTTCTACTTTTATATTATTAGTAGATGTAGTTTTTTGTAATATAATGGGGTCAGTATATATTTTTACAAAATCTTGCTGAATTTGTATTGTTTTTGTTACTCCGTTTGTTGTTACTTGTCTTGAACCACTTATAAATGCTCTTAAATAACTTGTATCATCTATTCCGTTTTTTCTAATATTAAAACTTAAAGCATATTCCTTACCTTCATTTAAAGTAAATGTATCTTTTGTACTAAAATATTTAGGTACAGACCCAGCATCCAATTCTACGGAATCGTATAAATAATCTTGATTAAATGTTGTAGTCAATCCAGCCGATGCATCCCAATAATCAGTTATAATTGGTTCTGTAAATATACCATAATTTTCTTGGTTTTTTGTTTCTACAGTATAATCTACTAATAGTTCATTTGATTCCAATAACACCTCTTGAGTAAATTGATAATTTCCTACATCTGATTGAGATTTTCTGAATATCCTAACTCTAGCTACATCACCTGTAAATGTCCTTAATTCTCTTATATCTATTTTTGCAAATGAACCAGTTAGTGCACTTGCTATATTAATAATATTTTTAGTATCAATAAAAGATGCGGTAAATGGTACACCCAAGGCTTGTTGAGTAAATCCAATTGAATCATTAGTACCATCGCCATTATAATCATAAGGTAAGGGGTTTTTTGGAAAAGTAATTGGAAGTGGTTGTACAAATGGATTTCCAAATTTATTATCTATCGTAAATGGTTGGGTTACTAATATTTCAGTAGAGTTTAATACCTCTACTACAGTTGGTGAATAGCTATTTACTGCAGCGAATATTGGGTCGGTGTATGGAAGATTAAAGTTTTTAATATCATCATAAACTTGATGACTAAAATTTAATTTTGTACCTACCATAGAACCTGTAAAAAATACAGCGGGGTTAGTTCCATCATTTTCAGCCGTTAGTTTATAGTACGTTGGTAATGTCCAATCTTTTAAATAGGTTTCATTAGATGGTGCTATTGGAGTCCCTTTAACAAACCCATTTAATACAGTTGGTTGTAAAATTGTTGTAAATAAAGGTTTAACAATTTCAGTAATAGTAATGGTAGGTCTTTTATAAAATCTTACTTTTTCTTCATTTGAAAGTAATTTGTTTACTTTAAAATCTCTCTGCCATTTTACATTATAAATACCTTTCCACTCATCAGGTATATCTTTTAATTGAACACCATCATAATATTTTTTTAATTCACCTAATATAGTAATATCAGCCGTACCTATTGGGGTATCCTCATAAACATAAACTGCTATAACTTTAGAATTACCTTCATAGTATTCAGGTATACCATTACCTGGTTCAAAATAAATTGGGTTTCCTTCAACATCTAAAATTTCAATCTTAATTTCCGTAGACTCCAAAAGTTCAGGAGAACCTTCAATTAAAAATCCATTTTTACCACCAGTAAAAGTATCTTTAAACTCTGTAATCTTAAAGTATCTTGAATTGGGCGCAGTATCTACTAAAAATGTTTCGTAGTATTTTAAATGCGGGTCAATCGTTGGGGAGTATTTTTTAATTCTTGCCATGTATAGTTTCTATTATTCTATGATAAATATTCCAATAATTATTTATCTTTATAATTATATATAGAAAACTAAAGAAAACTAAAGAAAGTTATGAAAAAGTACGCAATGATACAAATAGATGCTGAAATACATCAAGCATTAAAGGAATTTTGTAAAGAGAAAGGATATAAAATAAATGGGTTAGTAGAGACCCTTATAAAAGAAAAGGTGCAGTCTTTGAATAAGACCACACCTAAAAATGTATTACCAGTTACTAGAAATTAATCTTAGAGAACCCATTTACTTTTTTAATTTCAATAAGTCCATCCACAATATCTCTCATTTGTTCTAAGTGGGATATTACCCAAATGAAATCAAATTGAGTTTTAAGATATTGCATCATCATAAATAGGGATGATAGGTTATCCGCATCCAATGTTCCAAATCCTTCATCAATAACTAAGAAGTTTGGTCTGGGTAGGTTGCATATGTTAATTAGAGCCACTCTAATTGCTAATCCCGATATGAACTTCTCCATACCACTACACATCTCTAAAGCCCATTCCTGGTCCTCATAAACGATTCTAGCGTTAATGTTCTTTCCATCGGTATCCATAGATATTGAGAAGTCTACCACTTGTCCTAATATATTGTTCACTTCGTTTTCAATTGCTGGAAGTGCTTTGGATATTAGTTCGTAAGGTACTCCATCTTTCTTCACCGCATCTAAGTAGAATGTATATAATTGGTTTTTACTTTCCAATTCTTTTACTTCTTCCATTTTAGCTACCATATTATCAATGTAGGTTTTTGTTGCACCTACCTCCGACATTAATTTTAGCATCTTTTTATTGACATTAGATATTTGAGTTTCAATACCTTGCTTTTCCTCTTTAATATTTTCAATTTGATTTACTAAAGAAGTATTGTTTGTAATTGTTTCTACATTATCATTATATCTTTTAATATCAGCTTTTGCTGTTTCTAATTGATGTTGTAGTAATTCAATTCTTGATTCTGCGGTTTTACCATCGGCTTCTAATCTTTCTCTTAATGTAATTAATCTACTATGCTCATCAGTCCATTGTTTCCATTGACGGAATTGGTCTTCAACTCCAGCCAATTCACCTAATTGAGTTATAAGAGCACCATGTAATATGTTTAGTATTTCTAATTGATTACCTTGCTCTCCTAATTTCTTTTCGGTTTCCCGTGCATCTTTTACGAATACATTGTTCATACAAAAGTTACAATTAGGGTCATACTCATGCTCTGCTAAATGTGATAACTTCTCTTTGTTAGTTTCAATTGATTGTTCTAATAATTCAATCTGATGTAAAGTATCTTTGATTTGTCCTTTAACTAAATTTAATTGGATTTGTGCTTCACTAATATCAGTTCCGTTTATAGTAACTTTGGAATCAATCATTTCTTTGGCTTCTCTAACCAACTCTTTAACTTCCGTATGCTTTTCAACTAATTTGGATTTAGTATCACCCCAAGTTGTTAAATCACCTTCAATTGTTTTAAGTTTTGAGTTTAAAGTATCAATATTTAAGTTTCCTTGAATTGGAACGATTTGTTGAGATAGATTTATTATTTGCTCATCAAACTCACCTTTTCTTTTTTCTAATTCTATTTTATCCGCATCTAAACTATCATACTCCTCTCTCTTTGAATTCAAGTCGTTTTCTTTTTGGGCTAATTCCGAAGTGAAGTCGGTCTTTCTAAAATTTCTGATAAGTGCGTTCACATCTTTGATATCGTTGGTAGCAGTATCATACAGCTTATCAAATATATCCAAGCCCATAAACTGAGCCATCAAATCTTTCCTTTCGGATTGTGATTTATCAATGAATAGTGCGTTGTTACTTTGTAGTGAAAGGGCTGTCATAATAAAATCCTCATATCTACCCACATAGGTTTCAATGACTTGGTTTGTATCCCTACGTTCCGTTCCGTTAAGTGATTCCCTACCACTATCTCCCTCTCTCCAAAAATCAACATCCACTTTTACGTTCTTTCCCTTATTGATTGTTCTACCCTCTCTACGAATACCATAGATAACTCCATCTACGGAGAATTCTAATTGGCAATGGAAATCAGATTTACGATTGTTCATAATAGCAGATGCTTTGTAAGCCCTACTACACTTATCAAATAAACAAAATGAGATTGCATCAAATAGGGATGATTTACCCTGTGCATTTGGTGCGAATAATCCCATCAATCCAGTTACCTTATCAAAGTTAATAACATTTCTCTCTCCGTATGAGAACATATTACTGAAATCAAACTTAATTGGTTTCCAGCTTATGTTTCTTTGTAGTTCTGATGGTTGTATTCTACTATTAATGTCACGATTGATTTTCTCTATTCCAGCTAAGTCCTCTTTCGTTACGAATGGCATCATACGTTCAATATACTCCCCTATTAAAGAGTTTTGATGGTTTATATCAGCTATGCTATCTACTTCTAACCTTGCTTCTCTATCGTTGGTTTTCTTCTTATTGAATGTATCCGTTCTAATGATTGTAAAGTCCTCCACACCATACTTTGCCGTAATATCAGCCATCATTCTCTTTGTATCTGCGGTATCCGTATTAGATATCCTTACTCTTAAACGAGGGTACAACGGCATATCAGTTACATCCGGCACAATACCACCATCAATATCTAACGTGTAATAACCATAATCGTTTTGGATATCAACTTCCTCATAGGTCATTGTATCTAAATCCCAAACTAAGAATCCGTGCTTATCTAATGTCTCACCGAAGTTTTGTTGTACCAAAGAGCCGGCGTACACTACCTTACATCCGCTTGGTGATATCATCTCTTGTCTTTTATGTATATCTCCTAATAAGGCTAAATCATATCCATCAAATATTTCAGTTGTAAAATGTCTACTACTAACCACATACCCCACATCGGTTGTAGAGTTATCAACAGGTCCGTGAAATAGTGCAATCTTCTTATTACCAAATAAAGTATTAGCTTTAGGCCAATTATCTTTGTTATCAAATATACTAAATACTGCAAAATCAACATCACCTATTCCATAAACTTGCGTATCCTTTAAATACGTTAGGTTTGGTAACTTTAATGCATCAACGATTGGAGTAAGTACATCTAATCTGTCCGAATTGTTCATATTACAATCGTGATTACCAGCGATTACAATAGTGGGACATAGTTTGTTACATTCCGTAAACAACCAGCTAATCTCACTAACTAATTCGGGACTCATTTCTAATTTAGCGTGAGCGATATCTCCAGCTAAGTAGATAATAGAATCTTCAGTTCCTCTCTTTTTGATTTCTTCGAACATTGAGTAGAATACTTCTCTAAACTCTTTGTGTCTTTTTATATTACGAATGTGTATATCCGCAATGTGATAAATTCTCTTTAACCTCATATATTATTTAGTTTGGATAGAACTAAATCATCCCATCCAGTTTGTGTTGCTCCTTTTAATAATTCTCTAACTGCTTTAAATCCCATATCTCCTGCATCCTTTCCTTTTGGTATAATATTCTTTACATTAATACCATTCTTTATAAAATAATCAGTATGCTTTGTGGAATCTGCAATAGCATCTGAATCCAGTAGTATTGTTATATCCTTAACTCCGTTCTCTATAATCTTGTTCTTTAATTTATTCAATAAGAATTTACCAAGTAAAGGAATACAATTTCGTTTAACTGAAAATGAATCAAATACTCCCTCTACCAAAGTAATAGGTTCGTTCCAATTGATTTGATTTTCAAACACAATCACATCTCTATTAACCGGCGGATTCTTATACTTCATTCGTTCCTCTTTGTAATATGAACGAGCTACAAAGTAATTCAAGTCACCATTCGCATCATACGAAGGTACAATGATTCTGCCAAAGTACAATCCATCAGAACAATATCCGATGTTGTATTTAACGATATCAGCTTGAGTAATACCTCTTTCTTTAATGTAATTAAGTGCTTGATTGTATTCAGGTTGGAATCCTTTTGGTTTGAAGTGTAATTGTTTGAATTCTGATGGTAATTGTAACTTAGCTACATACTCATCTTTCTCAACTAATGTATAATCATCCTCACCATAGATATCTTTCAATCTATTGAGGTCTCTTATATCTACATTGAGTTTGCGAAGGAGGGATTGGATACTTCTACCCTTAGAATCACATACCCAGCAATGCCATCTTTGAGTATCTAAGTTTACTTGTAGTTTCTTTTTGTGGTGATTGCAAAATGGACAGTGATGGGCCTGTTCGTTTCCCTTTAAGGATGAACCTACACCCAAAGCGGTGTCTAAAATGTTAATGACTGTTAGTTTGTTCTTCCCAGATACCATTATTAGTATATTCTATACAAATATACAACTTTTTTGGGGATTTGCCAAATTAATGATTAGAATTCTTTACATCGTAAAGAAAATCAGCTAAAAACTGCATTTTTGCTGCAATTGGAGCTTTTGGTTGGTTTGCTTCCAACATTCCTTTAAGGTCTATTAAAGATGCAGCTGCTATTTGAAGTGCATCATCTTTTGCGTTTAAGTAAGCTTCGGATATTCCGTACTTTTTTGCGATTTCAGGTATTGTCATAACTATGGGTTTATAATATCCCTACGGAAGAATTTTCCCATAAGGTTTTCGTTTATTGCTTGTTCGTTGGCAAGGACATCGTAATGAAACTGCCATTTTATTTCGTAATATGATAAGGATTTTTTTGAGAAACAAAATTGAATGATTTCTCTTTCAAAATATTCAGCGTTTCCAGCTTTTACTTCCGATTTAATCCATTCGTTTGATGAGTAGTATTTTTCCCAATCAGATGCTTTCTTTACAACCCTCCTACGAGTCTTTCCCTTAAGGGGTTTCAATCTACGGGTTTGAGATAAGGATTTCTTTCCTATATAGAATCTATTAGTTCTAGTATCAATTATCTTATAGACAAATCCAACCGCACCTTCTGGTGTGGTTTCTTCTGTAACAATATTTCCATTAAATTTCCAGCTCACTTATTTGTTTTTTATAGAGGTAGAATATACTTTTTTATTATCGTATCCACCTGCTCCTTGTCCTATTGCGCCGTTTCTTGCTTTAGAAAGGTCAGACTTCATTAAATCTTTAGAACCATTAAATGGATATTCCACACCTATTGGTGTTTTATCTTTACCCTTTGCATCTATTTTTGCAGTCTTTGGAGTGCTCTTTGTGTATAAATCAACTAATGACATATCTTAAATTGTTTTCTATGTATAAATATAACGTTATGTATCAAAACGAATAATAAAGTTTACTGGATAGTCTGGTAATGATTTTATTGGTTTTGGTAATTTAGCCACTGCAACCATATTTAATTCATTATCATATAACCCAATTGTTGTAATATATGGTGCTAAGAATGAACCAGTAGGGTCTAAAGAACTACTTTCTATATAATCATCAAAACTAAATCTTTTAGTATTATCTAACGATGAGGTAAATGGTCTATTTGTGTTTGCAATATACCTAATACCATCAACGTGAATAGTTTTATTATAAGTTTCAGTTAAAGAATTATCATTCGGGTCATTAATTACCGCAACATAATTATATCCACCATCCTCATGATATGAAGATGGATTTGTTGATACATTAAATTCATTTTCTAATACAGATATAAATATTTCATTCTCATATATAGTTTTACTTGAACGGAAATCCAATGAATAACTAACAAAGGTAGAACCACTAACAATATCTTTAGTAAGTACAATTAATCCTCTATCATAGAAAATATTACCATATACATTAGGAATAGTTTTACCATTTACTGTAATATATCCATCTATTAAATTAGAATAACCATCATCTGTATATACTTCACCAGTGCCATTTGGGTCATTTGTTAAAACAACAGAACCCGGCTTTATTCCCTCCCCATATTTTTGTTGAGGTATTGATATTACCGCAATAGTATTATTTATAACTCTCTCATATGTTGATGCGTATGATATTCTATTACCAACCTCTGAAAAAATAGATGCGGTTGCTGGATTTTTATAAAATTGTGCCGCTACTGAATTATATAATAATTTTTCATATACTTTACAATTATCAACCATAGTATATTTATCGGTATCTGCATTAAACGCTTTATTTGTTACTTTAGTACCATAGGCAACAGGAGTATCATCTTGTGATGTACCAAGCCACTCTTTGTAAACTTTGAAAGGTCTAACAATAATATCCGATTTTGGTATTTCCTTTAACATATCTATAAATATTCATTTAACAAAAAACCCCCAATGAGGGGGTTTCTTAATTTATATTATTTTAAATTAGAATGATAATTTAACTTTAATAAGAATTTCTTTATCAAATGATTTAGGAATTGGTTGAGATGTTTTAGCCACTGCAACTAATTCGTTTGAATCATTGTAAAGACCTACAGTTGTTACATATGTATAAGGGTCAGTATTAAATGAAGTTTCTACAAATGTACCATCAGTATTTACATAAGTTGGATTGTTAGAATAGTTAAATTCTCTATTTGTTGCTCTTACAAAGAAATGTTGTGTAGATACATTTTCAGTTCTTCTAGCCATAAATCCACCCTCATCAACACCACCATCATATCCCCCACTTATTGCGTATAATAATCTTTTGTGATTATATTGCTCAGCTGCAGTTGATAACGAACCACTTAAGTTTCCTAAAGAAGCCCCACCAGTACTTTTAACAGTACCAATCATAGAACCCACTGCTTTTGGATTTAAAATTATAATACCTCTATCAGGATAGAATTTACCGAATCCTAATCCAGTAGTTGCGTCGGTTGTTGCCTTTACCGTTGCTAAATTTTCAGTACCTAAATTCAATGAACCACTTACAACATTAAATACTCTACCAGCTTTACCAGCCGTATCAGAGAATTTTTTATCACTATCATCAATGAAATGAAATAATCCATTAGAACCACTTAATGACAATTGCCAGTTACCCGGATCCATCGATTCTCTAAAACGGCCTCTATCAACATTAATTATATAAATATCGTTAGAATCTGTTGTAGTTCCTACACTATTATTAAATGAGAATTTTGTTTCTCCATATTCCAACAACATTGATTTGTATTGGAAATATGTTCCTTTAGTTGCTACCAAAGTATCTTGGTTTGAATAATCTCTAGAACCACTACCATGATAATGTCCATAAGCTACTGCAAAGTTAATTTCTGCAGATGAACTTAATTGAGGATTATACTCATATACATTTAAATAATATTGAGTGCTTTTTATAGTAGCATCCCAATTATCATCTTGTGCAGATGCTGTAAAGAATGTTGTTAATACTCCATTATCCCCACTCCACAATCCAGTTGTTACAACTTCTATTTTTGCTTTTACTTGGTCAAAATCACCAAATCTTTTAAATACACCAGTAGTTACTCCTCCTGTCGAATTAGCAATTTGCTGTCCAGCAGGAAGTGCGCTATTAAGTAAAGATACGATTTGGTTTGTGTCAACCTGTCCAGAATTAGCTAATGCAGCTATTTGGGAGGTTATATTTAAGTCATTAATTAGTGCCATTTTTTATATCTATTTATTTTATACTGTTGCTTTATACGTTATAGTTACCGGTATAGAAACAGAACCACCAGTCTCATTACCATAAACAGTTATTGTTGTTGCAACATCTGTTGTTAATTTTGGATTAGGTGTAAATGTGAATTTCTTTCCAGTTACTACCTGTGCAGTTGATGTTACATCCTCTCCCAAAAATACAGGTATTGTTGTACCACCAGTTGTAGCTTCTGTTACTTGTAAAGTACCAGCTCTTTGGTCTGCTAATACTGCGGTATATCCGGCTGAACTATTTCCGGTTGGATTAGTTTGTGGTGATAACGAAGTTCCTCCATCACTTTGATAAGATGATATTGCCGTTGTACCTATATTTACCGTTGGTATTTTTGTACTACCTTTTGGTAAAGTTAGTATCTTATATCTTAATACTTGCGTTTCATCCGGCGATGCCTGAGTAATTGGAAGTGCTAAAATAGCTGAATCAGCTGCAGTACTACCCTTTGGGTGAGCTGGTTCATATAGTTGGTAATCAATCTCATCATCACCTAAAGCGAACTTTGTAATGTTTAAAGATTGTCCTTGTGCTAATTTTTGTCTACCTTTTTTGGTAAGAATAGCATCTACAGTAATTGTTGAATTATCTAAATATCCCATTTTTGAATTGTTTTTATTCTATATTCTATAAATATAACTTATTTTTATTTTCAAATTAATCCACTTCCAATATTGGTTCTCCACTACCTCTTCCAGTCTTAGCCACTCTAAGAATGTTAGCATTAGTACTAAATGTTTCAACCGCATCTAATCCATCCGGTGTTGTTGTGGAATCTTGAATAGAACCTTTCCAGAATGAACGAATCATACCTTCTCCCAAATTGTTTTTATATTTATAATGAGTATAAAAATAATTATTCAAAGGAAGTACAGATACTACATCACCACCTATACTTGGTGTAACAGGTACTCCATATGAGCCAGTTGCAAATGGTAATATATTAACTTCGTATTTATATTTTGTTATAGGAAGATAATCATAAACTACTTGCTCTCCTGGCAATGCACCAATTGTGGGATATCCTGAAATTTGGGTTTTTACATTTTCTATATATGATTTTTTAAGTAAATTAATTATTTTTCTATTTTTATTTATATTTCCATGAATATCTATCGTAGTAACAATACTTACTGAATTTTCTCCATAAAATCCAAACCCATTATTGATTTCCATACCAACCGCTTGGAAATTTCCAAATAATTCAGCTATAATACTACCAGTTACAGGTGTTTGTATTGATGCAGCCCACATTGGTACTGTTCCTATTAATGAACCACTAAATGAATTTTCTAATTCACCATCATAGAATGGAGTTGTACCATCTAAAACATATAAATCATCATATGTTATTAAGCCATCAATTTTATCATATTCAAAATCAAATATTGCTATTTCAGTTGCATCAAGATGTGCATCTTGCATAGGCACATCCATTTCAATATTTTTTGAATCCGTTGTATCAATTAATCCTTTAATATCTTTATAATCTGTTTCAGGTTTATTCCATACAGTTTTATTTCTTTCTAAAAAATGCGGTTCGATTAATAATCCTTTCGAAACATTAGCTCTAGCCGGCGCAACATCTTGCAATACATCAAATAAAGATTTATCAATATACTTAACTAATCTTATATATTCGTAGATATCTCTGTTTAATCTTTTGAAATAATAAACTCTTAATTTATCTAATTCAGAATAACTATCTTTATATTCATCTCCATAATCTCCAATGTAATTATCAATATTGAAATCTCCAAATGCTTTTAGGATATCCATATTTAATTCTTTAGTTGGAGAAAGAAATAAACCTAAACGATTTGAATCAATAGGAGCTCTATCAAATGATTTTTGAGTTGCTCTAACTTTATAAGATAAATCTCTACCAGGCATTAAACTTGATGATTCAAATCTAATTTTATTACCATATCCAAATCCAACAGATGGAACATTCGCAGTTACAGTTCTATCATATGGAACATATTGATATGGATATGTATTTGCTGAATAAAAATTACTTGCGGTTGCATGGTTTGCTCCGTATTCGTTACTTATAGCAACATTATTTATATATATATCAGATACATCTTTGGGCAAAGGTCCATTGTCTGCAGCCTTTCTATTTCTAGGTAATTCAAAATCCAATCTAAATATTAAATCATCGGATGATGAAGATATATGATTACCATTGATAGCGTTTGGATGTAATGTGTGATTATTAAATTTAGAAACCTGTAATTGGTTATTCCATAAACGGAATTCATCCAATTCACCAATAAATCCATCGCCTCCTATTAAAATACTGTTACCAGATTCCCATTGAGAATTACTACCAGTAATAGATAAATGAACTGCTGTTGTTATTCTAGTTCCATTTGATGTATTTAAATAAACATCATATTGAGAGTTTCCACTTCCTATATCAGTTCTATTAATTAATACATGAGAATAATTTTCCGTTGATATTGGAAAATCTAAACTACCCGTAACTAAATCAGGACCATATGCATATATGATACTAATATATGGATAGTAAGTTCCACTTGTTTCAAAGTATGTACTTGTAGAAGCATCACCACCAAAATTTAATTGTAAAGTACCATATGAACCAGTTGTTTTAACCAAATCTAATGTAAATTCACTGCCAGAAATTAAAGTTGCTTTTGAAGTTATTTCCGATGGTTTAAATGCTAACTCAATTGCATTTGGATATGTACTTGTACTTGGTGTTGTATGCCAAGGTACTATTATAGATGAAGTTTCAACTAAAGAAATAGCAGCTGTTCTGTCATCGTATGTAAATTTAGTTACAGCTCCTTCAGTTGGGTTTTGAGGGCCTCCAAATTCCATTATAGTCAACATAGATTGAGGTACACCATAACAAGCCATAATAGCTTTCATAGCTCTAGCCGTACCTTTATGTTTTAGTAAATAAGGTAAGTTATTTAATATTCTTCTCCAAACTTCCTCATTAGCACTTTTTAAAGATACAGGTTCAGTTCCAAAATCCTTTCCATATTTTTGCGTACCATCTTTATTCAATCCAAATGCATATTCCCAAAGAAATTGAGAATCATATGCTTTTCTACCATCCCAACCCAATGATTTTAACATTTGATATACCATATCATTTGCTATACCATTTAATTGCTTATGTTCTAATACTTTATTACTACCTATTGAATTTATATATGACCATATTATATCATAATGATTACCAATCATGTCTAAGAAAGTAGCAAAATCTTCATTTTCTGAATTTTCTTTTATAAATTCTGGTAAATTATTTATTAAACAATTCTTATTGTACTTATCATATTCATATGCAATATTTACTACAGAATTATACCAATTAATAGCTATACTACTAGTTGTATTTAATCTAGAACTTCCGCTGTATGGATATGATATGGATTCTACTGTTGATGTTGTGTATATAGATGATGATGTATATAATATATTTTCAAATCCGTCAAATGCTCTTTTAATTTCACTAATAGAACTTAATACTTTAGATGCTTCATTTACAACTGATATAGAACCAGTCCAATCAGTACCATTTGTTAATTTTGTATAAGTACTTTCATAATTTTCTATTAATTGTATTTTATAAAAGAAATTATTAATTCTTTCTTCAGCTGAACCAAAATTTACAAAGTTTTGAAACTGATAATCAGAACCACTTACATATTGAATATTTAATTTAGTTGTATCTATTCCGTTTTGCTGAGAGTATTTAAATAATAAATCCGTAGATGTACTAGACCCACTAGCTAATAAATCATCATATACTTTATACCCAATACCATTATCAGCTTCTATTGAAAAATTTGGTCCTTTTAATGGAGGACAAAATTGTTCACTTGTTCCAAGCAAAGTTACTGTTTCAATAATTGGATTTGCTTGTAATTTAGATATCCATACTAATTGATTTGTTTGGATATCGGTTGGTACAGGTTCGTATAATTTTAAAATAAGAGATTCTTGACTACCAGTCCAAGTTGTAATTACTTTATTGTTTCCATCTCCTAAATGTAATAAATGTGTAAGATATTTAGATGAGTCATCAGGAACTACGATTGATTTAAATTGATACTTAAAAGCTTCAGCTATTCTATTAATAGCTACAGTTCTAGGAATCAGTAATTTACTTTTTATAAATTTAATAAATACAGATTCAGCTTTACCAATAACTTCGGATTTTCCACTTGTATTATATGGTATAAGTTTTAATTCTAAAGAAATATATTCTCCATCTTGTGCAGGTGGTGTATCATATAATCCTAATAGAGTTTCTATATTTAAAACCTGCTTACCTTTTGAGTTTAATTGCATGTAAGCTTTACCAGCATAAAGTCTTACAAAAGTTGTATCAATCGAGTCATAGGATATAGTAAAATCAACATTAGTTCCAACATAATCAGGTCCTCTTAATTCAGATGGATATTGTATATTCCTAATATCAGGAACTCCTACATAAACATCATCAACAACATTATACATTAATTGAATAATATCACCATCTCCTTCTGAATTTGATGGTACTAATAGAATTCTATAATTACCTATTACTGAAAATGCTTTTGCTGGAATTAATAATATTTCTGATGTTGTATTTCCTAAATCAGCAAATTCATATTTTTGATTATTTACATATGCTGTAATTTTTTCAACAGTTCCAATTTTTTTTACTCCAATTGGTGCATCTTTTTTACTATTTATATTATAAATTCTGCTTGATTCGGAATTTACTAATTCAAGGCCAGGAATATTTTTAGCAAGTACTTTTAATTTTTCTGTTACTATTATTACATTTGTATCATAATCTAATGCAATACTTGTAGATATACTTTCTAATTCTTTCGCTTCTAATACTTTTTGTTTTCTACCAACTCCACTTAAAGTTATAGATTTAATTTTATATTTTGTTATATCTGATGATGCTATTGAAAAGGTTGAACCAAATTCAGCATCTATTGTATTAACACCAGTAACTAATGGTATTGATTTTGATTTATCTTTTACTAATTTAACATAATTATTATCAAGGGTTATTGTTAATTTTTTAAAAGAAATTGCTTCATCATCTTTAATGGATTGTTCTGTTAAACTAAAATCTAATGTTTGTTGAATAATCGAATTATCGTATTGAAAAAATTGGTCTACATCATTTACATATTTTTTTATTGAAATTAAATATGGTGAGGTGGTATTATATGTAGAACTTAATGGGGCTGCATCAGTGTAATATATATCGTTACCATAATCAGGATTTATTGATGCATATATTACATATTTTTCAAGTGAATTATATGCCGTTTTTTTAACCGTAATTTCACGATATCCTCTTGCCTTTCCAACTATATCACTTAATTGAATATTAATTTTATATGGTGCTTCTTTATTTATATACTCTCCATCTAAATATATACTAACACCAGGCACATTTGCTTTAATAAAAAAGAATGCATTTATATCAGAATTTACAGTACCATTGTAAGTACCAACTGCAATAGGAGTATATGTGCTACCACCTGCCGCACCACCACCGCCATAAGCTGGTGTTATGTAATCAATACCATTTTCATTATTTACAGAGTTACCCCATAATATTTCATCTGAATTTATCATTTCTCTACAATTACTTTATTTTAATGCTTCGTTTTCTACCGGTCTATCTACTCTATTACCATAATTAGAATCCCAAGGATTTCCACCACTACCTCCACCACTACCTCCACCACTACCTCCACCTCCAGGTGTTGGCTTTGTTGGTTCAGGTGCTGGTTCTGGGTTTCTATCATCAGGCATTGGTTTTTCTTTTTCCAATAATACATCCATTTCAACATCGTTCACTTTAACTATCTCAGCCTTTTTAATAACAGGATCTTTTGTATCTATTTTAGTATCTGATTCAGTTCTTTGTAAAACCTGCCCAACAATATCCATACTATCATCTGTTTGAGTATCATATGTTGAGTTTTCGCTAAACGTTGGCGTTAATAAATAAAAATCAATTGCTTTTATTAAAAGTTTATAACAAGTATCTTGAATAGTATCTTTTGAAAGTTGTAATGGTGGTTTAGTTGGTTTTGGATTACCATATTCTAAATTTCTTATATCCGATATTCTATTTGTAAATTCATACAATGCCGATTGCATAAACTTAGTATAAACACTTGTTGTAAATGTTTCAAATCCTTTTATGTTATATTCTGCATTAAGTTTATTAAACCAATTTTCAGAATACTTTTCTTTTATATAAATTGATATTTGAGTTGGATTTATTTTTTCAATAAATTCAATTGCATAGTAAATTGTATCATCTCTAAATTCACCATCATGTATCATTACACCGAATCTTTGAAATAAATCAGTATTTTCAGTTTCTTTTCTTTTTAATGGTAGTAATCTTATTTCTGTTCTTGATGGTGATATTTCAGAAATCCAAAGTTTATCATACTTTGAATTACTACCAATTCTATTACTAATTAAAGTAATTTGTGTTTTAAATATACCATTATTATATCCAGCTTCTTTTAATAATCGTTCAACATCAATAAAATATTCGTTTGGAAAATTAAAACGCTGAAATACAGTACCATCTGCTATAAGAAAGTAATCTCTAATATTTTGAGTTGTTAATGGAACATATCTAACCAATCCATAATTTGATTGCGGTAATTGATTATCGTTTGCATCATATATTATAAATTCAATAGAATCTGAATCACTTAATCCAAAAAAAGATTGTAAATCTCCTGTTTCAAAGATTTCTCTATCTTTACTATCAACTCTATACGCTTTTGAATCAACTATATTTTTAAAATTTTGTATTGCCATTTATTGTATATGTTTATTGATATTTATATATATGGAATGTGAAATCTTTATTTTCAGTTTTACCTTCGCTATCAGTTACAATAACACTCATTGTAAAATCCCATTCAGACGGTTTCCAACTTTTCCAAGGACCCCAACCAACATCATATTGACCTTGTGAGTTTTTCCAATAATCTGAAGCTTTTTTAAATTCAAATCTTTTAGTTTCACCATTTTTTAATTTAAGAGGAAATGTTACACCAAAATCCCAAGGAGATTGTGTTGCTCTACCTGTAAATTTTAAATCAAGAGAGATTTCTTTTGTTCCGGTAAGAGCTGATGATGCTATTACTTCAAAGTAACTTCTAAATGTTTTTTGATATTCGTTACCACATGCTCCAAATTGACCGGATGGTGCATTACCTCCACCATAATCCATACCAATCATTTGCTTAGTAGTTTCTTTTGTAGGGTCTCCTTTGTCAAATAATATACTTGCTATTTGTCCAGTTGAAACTGCACCAGCTGTTAATGCTTGTTCTTTTGCTGATATATCTATTCTAAGTGAAGATATTTCTTGCTCTAATGATTGATTTCTAGCAGTCAATGAAACTCTTTGTATTGCTTCAGATGTTGCTTTTTGTATTGAATTTTGTAAATCAACTATTGATGTTTCTATTGTAGAATTAGCTAATTGGGTTTGGTTTTGGAATGTTGCTGTAATAATTTTTTGATTATCTATTTCAACTCTTAAACTTTGTGTTACAATTTCCAATGAACTTACTTTTGCTCTTAAATCTACTATATTATTATTTAATATTACAACCTCAGCCGTTAAATCAATTACTGATTGTGTTACTGGATTATAAACAGAACGTAATACTGTATCAGGTAAATCAGGTGCTTGAATTGGTATTAATTCTACAATTACAGTATCTATTGATTTTTTAAGTTCAGTATTATCATAATTTGGTTTTGTTAATTTTGCCGAAATGACACCATCATTTACGTCTAATTCTTCAAATAAATTAATACCATTAGTATTTTTTGATTTGATTCCTAAAGAACCACTAATCAAAAGATTACTAACCAACTGCTCATTTTGTAATCCTGTTTTTATCATTTTATTTTACAACGCTAAATGTTATGTCATTATCAAAATAAACATCTCCGTCATTGAATGTTATTTTAAACTCTATTTTATAAACTCTATCAGTTTCCCAATTTCTCAAATCCAATTGAACATAGTTTCCGTTTGCATCACAACTAATTTTAGAATATTCTGAAAATGGAATTATTACATCTCCAGATTCAAAATCAATTATTTGATAATACGATGTAATTGGTAAATAATTTATTTGAGTATATTGATTAAATGAATTATTAAATGTTTTTAATGGATACATTTCTCTACCAAATATTCTAACTTTTGGAGATGTTCCAACTTTGTATTCACTTTTACTATTTGTTATACCAATTTTAAATTGCTCAGATGTTAATGCAGTTAATGAACCAGTTTCAAATGTTTGGTCATCCCAGCCAATTCGTATTTTTGGTTGATATATTGTATGTGTTTCTTTACTAAAGAATTTTAATATACCATAATCTTCGGTATTATCTTCTAAACTATTTTGATGCTTTAATATTAATCCATCATTAGGAATAGAACCACTAATCCATGCATTTAACATTGGTTTAATATCCATAACTACATCAGCTGTATTATATGAATATAATTTAGTTGATTGATAGTTAGTGTACCATACTCCACCATATCCTGCATAAGAACCAGTAGAACCTGCTGCAAAATTCGTAGTTATACCATCGTTTGTTGTATCATTCAACCAATCTATCTTTGAGTTACCTTCTCTATATCTCCAAGAAATACCTTCGGTTGAAATATCATCAAATCTAGTACCTATACCCATTTCCCAACTTTGTGAAATTGGATGTGCATATAGTGTATATTCTAATGGAATTTCTTCGCTCTTAGTTTCCTTGAGTAAAAGAGAAGCTTCTGATATATGAGAACCAGTATGTAATGAAGATATATCAAACTTAATTAAAGCTCTTGATATCTCTTTAATACCACCATAATAAACTTTACTAACTTCCAATATTTGGTCTAAACCAGTATTTTGATTAGGTTGTTGTAAATAAACCGATGCATCTTTTGATGCTGTTAAAAAGTTATACATTATCTTACTCTACCTTTTATATCTTGATTTGGAAACTTTATTTCAAAAACACAAGGGTCTAACGATGGATACACAATCTTATCTTTAGTTGCCGCTTCTATATTATATGAATTTGGTGAATAATTAGTACCACCGCATTTATTTGTTAATTGTACTTTTGGAACAGATGATACACCCTCTACATTTGCTAATAACAATTCAACCTCACTTAAATTAATGGTTTGATTAAATTGCCAATTATCTATACTAAAATAATCTTTTAGTTCGGATATACATTTTGTTAATAATTCGGATTTATTATAATTTTCATAAGCAATTATTTCAAAATCAATTCCTATATTAACAATAAACCCATCTATTATATTAATACCATCAGTTAAAATTTTATATTCGTTTAAATATGTTTTAAGGTTTTCTTTAACAGCTCTATTAATATTAGTTAAATTTCCGTTATTATCATATCCTAACAAATATAAATTAATTGCAAATGGATTATTCTTTTCACTTTGATTTGCAACCTTACCTATAAAAAAGTTTTTTAAATCATTTTGAATAGTTTGAGTAGTTGGTTTAGTTCCAGTAGCTGTTGTATTTACAAATCCCATTACCAAATCAGTAAATTCTTGCAAATGCTTTGGTGATGCTAATATAGAAGATGGTGAGTTGTTATCTAATGTACCATCGGCAGTTGCATATGCTTTTGCTATTGCTCCAAATTTGGATGGCATTGATAATACTCTTACTTGATAATCGTTTGCAGTTACTGCTCTATTTTGTGCTCCAAAATTTGCCAATGCATTTTGTCTAATTTCTTCTAATGTATCTCCGTTTCTACCGCCAACGGCAGGTACTTCATTATCAATAGCTACAGAATTTTTAATTGTATTATATGTTAGTAATTCTGCTTGAGTTAAATTTGTTGTATCATCATCATATGAAATACCAGATATTGTTGTTAGTTCTCCACTATTTACATTTGAACTAATTCCACCTCCTACCAAATATGTTACTGTTATAGTTGTATTCGATGGGGATGTACCATATGTTTTTGTTTTTAAGAAATTTGTTGGGTCAAACGATTCCTCTAACTTACTAATAGAATTGGGTAATCCCAATCCAACATTTTTAAGATTTGGTATCAACATCTCATCAGCGGCAGATGGGTCACCTGCTCCAAATTGAATAGTTGTTGTACTATCTTGATTTATTTTTGTAGTAAATCTTTTTGGAGTTTTAATAGTTTTTAAAACATAAGGAACAGTTGATTTAAATTGATATAAATCAGGATCATTTGATTCTGTATTTGGTTGTTCAATAAAAACCATTTCTTGTGCTAAATAAGGAACTTCATACCATTTATTACCATTCGAATCCCTAACATCATAAATTTGAATTACATTTGTATCAGTAATATCTATTGTTTGAAATGATTGATACGAACCAAAGGATATATCTAAGCTTTTTTGAGTTGCTGATATTGCTTGAACATACTTTTTAAGTAAATAAAATAAAGGTTCTCCTGTAATAGAATCGGTTTGATATACTGTTATTTCTCTATCCATTTCATCGGAAAAATCTACAGTATCGGTTGTTACAAATTCTATTGAATTTGTTTTTGATGTGGATTTCATTCCACTTTTTATTCTTAAATAATATCTACTATCAGGTTTATTATTAATACCACTACCAATAGATGGTACTAATTGATATACAGATAATGTTGTTATTGCTGCTCCAGTTACTTTTGGTTTGTATCCCAAATATTGAGCTAATGCAATAACACTACCAATATCCTCAGCTGATGACATCATAGATTCTTTAAGAGTATCATCTATGTAGTATGAAAGAACATCACCAATATAAGATGATAATTCTATAAACATCATACCAGGTGATGTCTCATTGAAATCAGAATATGTTTTTGGAAAATATGTTTTAGTAAAATCAATAAGGTTTTGGCGAAAATCCGCAAAATCTTTATTAAGGTACTTTATATCCTTTCCCTTGTTTTTAAAATTTTTATTTATTGTATTAATTGCCATTTCCTATTATTGTGTTATATTAAAAGTTACATTACTTAACTGAGGATTATTACCAATTGTAAATGTAATATTTACATTAACTGTATTAGTATCTTTTAAATAATCCGATTGTTCTACATTTATTTGTTCTACATTAACAAATGGTAACCACATCTCAATAGTATTATTTATTTCTTCTTCAATTCTATCAGCTAACGTACCATCGTTTTGCTCAAATAACAATTCTTGTAAACCACTTCCCAATTGAGGTTGCATTATTCTTTCTCCTCGTTTAGTTGATAGTAAACTTACTATATTTGTTTTTACTTCATCTTCGGTTGTAAAATTTTGGTTAAAGGCAGTATTTCCTATTTGAATTGGTAAAGATATACCAACCGCATAATCGTTAAATTCTTTTGTATCATTAACTAACTTACTACCTAATATTATTGCCATTACTTTTTATTAAATCTTTTTACAAGTTCTGAATAATCTCTATTCAACGCTTTATCTAATTCAGGTACGCCAGTCTGAACACCTAATCCAGTTGGAGAAGGTCCTTTTGCTAAATCACCATAACCCATTTTTTCAGCAACTGCAGTTCTACCTGCAATTGAACCCATATCACCTTGTCCAAAATTCATTGTTCTGAACCCACCATCACCCTGTGGAATTCCTCCTCTTGTTTCATTTAAGATTTGGTTAATCATTGGGTTTTTGCTAAATTGCTTTTGTGGTGTTACATTTTGTGCTATTGATTCTTGAATAGATTCATCCCCTAATATAGCTTTAGCCATTGAAATTCCAGTTGATTCCTTTTTTGGAGCTGGTTGCTTACCTTCACTTAATAATCTTTTTACTTCCGCTTTTACGGATTCTTTGATTAACGCAGGTAATTGCTCCTTCAATTCCTCTTTTATAAGGATTTGTATAGCTTTTAATAGTTTATCTGTGTCCATATTGATAATATATTGTTTTTGTTATGTTTATAAATATTTGAATTGAGTATTTTTGGGAATTAAACATAGTATAGCTTTAAACCACTGGAATATCTACCTTTATACATAGTAAGTAGTTGTTTTCTTTGTCCTGAACTTTTTTTACAACTTATATGTAACCACACTGTGTTTCCATGTTCAAATATCAATTGGTCAAATGGTAAATGAGTTCTTATCCAATTTGCTAATGGTATATATTGTTTAGGAGATGCGCCTGGTATTTGAATATCAATCGCTTCTCCTTTTTGATGCTGAGATACTCCACCTGGTATACTAGCCGTACCTCTAAATGCCGAATTTATTCTAATATTTGGATATCTTTCTCTTAATGGTTCTAATATATTAACTGCTATATTTCTTAAATTACAAATAATATCTTTTTCACTTAAACCAACCTGTGCTTTAATTTTATGAGCAAACACACATCCAATTGATAAATCTCTTAATCTATAATTTGGAGATAAATTCATATTATAGTTTATAGAACCAAAATTACAATTTGTTGGAGTTGGTTCTTCATTAGTTGTTTCTTCGGTTGTACTAACTTCCTCAGCTTCCTCCTCTGGAACTTCTTCGTATGGTGGATTATCAGGTGGTAATTCATCTTTGATTGCTTCTATTTGTTCGCCGCCATCTTCTCCACCATCAGTTAAAACTTCAGCTCCAGTTTCTGCAACCACAGCTTTAGCTCCTTCTACCGTATTATTATCGTCTGGTATTGTTTCTAATAATGCTTCTGTGGATGGCTCATCTACCATTATCGATAATCCCGGCGATGCTGGTTCTACAAAATAGCCAGACCAATTTACAATACCAGGACCCGGAGTTGCCAATGGTGGGTATAAGGATATAGTACTTATAATACCACTTACAGTTTGTAAATGTGCAATTGCGTTTACTATAAATGCATCTATAATTAAATTCGGATTGCTATTAGGTGGTAATGGAGAACCGGGTTGCCAATCGCCTGGCGTAGTAACTGTACCAGACACATTTTTTATATTTACAACAGACCCAATTGCAGGTATTATTGGTATGGGTGCTGTTTCTAATTCAGCTCCTTGCCAATATGTAAGTATTCCGGGCTTCATTCCACCAACCCAATCATACGGCACCATAGATGCTTGCCCTGTATAAAAGTTTATTTTAAATAATTGAATCATTAATGGCAGATTACCATTTTTTATTTTTATTTTATTTACAGTATCTCCGCCACTTTTTATAGCAGTATCATATGCAGTTGCATATAAAGTGGCCATTTCATCTACACTATTTAAAGCATCACCTGCTTTAATAACTGATAATATACTATTTTTAAATATCTGCCAAGACATATTAAGATGTTTGATTCAGTTTACTAAGAATATTATTTAACTTTGATTTTATTGAACCAAAATCTGATATATTTGTGGGCCCTACCGCTGTTGGTCCAGCCGGCGTTAAAAAAATTTGTTGAGTTATTGCATCTATTAGTTCTGCTAAAATATCAACTAATTGCTGTCCCTTAACTATTGGTTCTAAATCTTTACTTCCTAAAATAATTGAACCATTTCCAGTTATCATTTGTATATCTCTATCATTTGTAATAATATTAATATCATCACCAACACTAACATCAATTCCCAACTTATTATCTATTGACATAGCACCATCTGATATAAATCCATAATTCTTTTTTGAATAAAATATCATTTCTGCGTTTTTTGCAGATATTATTATTCTACCAGAATTTAAAAGCAATTGGTCTCCAATTAATTTAGATGGATAATCCATAAATGAATCTGGCTTTGTTTGAAAATCTGATTTTCCTTTATCATCAACTACACCTGGTAAAAATCCTAATGGAAATTGTTCAGATGTCATTGCTATAATACTGCCATCTGTATTTACATCCTCTTCTACAGATTGGCCAGGTTCTTTTGTTTTATATTTTGAACTTTGTAAATTTCTTATTATTAAAGTTGGATAAAATTTATTTTCAGAATTATTAAATCCAGAAAATCGTATTGATTGGCCAAACCTACTTTCAATTAAAGAATCTCCTTCATATAATTTTAATTTATGAATAGATTCTTGAGGATTGTAGTATTTTCCAAATCCATTATATTTTTTTGAATTATTAGAATTACTTTTTGAAATTCCAGTTTCAGAAACTTTTTGATAATCATCTTTTGTACCAGCACTATCTTTTTTATCTGATATTATATGACTTGCTATTGCATCATCAGATGCCGATAATGATGGATTTGGAGAATTTCCTATTCTTCTATATGCATACGAACCTCTAGCAAATTCATATATTTCAACAATTTCATTTACAACAGGAATATTTATAAAGTTTTTATCACTTGGATGTGCTAATGGTAATTGTGCAGATGGTATATCCAGCATATCAGTTGTTCTAAATAAAATAGAACCAATTACAGCAGAACCATATCCCTTACTTTTTGCATACTCATGTGTTTCATCTAAAATAACATCATATACATATCCAGTTTTTTTAGATATTATTTCTGTATTATTTTGTAAATTATTAGAATTTGCTATTCTACTATTAACCAGTCCCATACTATTTCATTTTTTGCTTTAACTCATCTAATTCAAATTCCAAATCATCAACTCTTTCAACTTGCTCTTTTGTTTCTTCTAAATCTTTAAGTAATTGTTCTTTCTCAAATGCTGATAGGAATCCTTCTTGTCCTTCTGTCTTTTTATCAGATGCTATAATTTTAGTTGCTATTGTTGCTAATTTAACCAATTGGTCATCGTTCCTAACTGAACTATCAATCAATCCACCAATTACAGGACCTAAAGTTCCCATATCACCTGCGTGTCTAACCATTTTCTTTAGTTCCTCAATTAGAGCACTAATCTTTTGTTTTTTAGAAACTTGGTTGTTATAGATATCCTCAAAAAGACCACTTAATGATTTACCTTTGAATAATTCAAATTCTGTTGACATATTAATATATTTACATTTTGTATGTATATAAATATGATTCTATTAAAATGTTGAAATTAAACTGGGATTACTTCAATTGTAATCTTTGGTTGATATCCTTCAGGTAGTTTCCTATTAATACCTTTGAATTCGTTTACCTTACCCTTAAAGTAAGTTATTTGTAATATACGGTCTGTCAGATTCATTACAGTTTGAGATGATGTAGACATTTCTTCCGTATCTCTTTTCATATTCAATTGAGGTTTCTTTGGAAAGTATTCTTTTCTCATAGCCTGTGCTATTGCTTTCCAATCCTCTACTTTATCAACCGATTTCTCTGCTGATATTTTTCTCATTTTTGAACTTAGGTATTTCTCACCGCTTGTATATCCAGCATCTGTGAACATATGTCCGTGATTTGTACGAACAACAGGTGATTCGGAGTTTTGAAGTTTAACATCAGGCTTATGCTTTGATGTAGTTTCAATACTAACCATATGTTTTGGAGATGATACAAATGTATGACCTTTAAGAGATAATCCACTCTTACCCTTATATTTAAGTGCAGCTCTTACTGCATCAATTAGAGTAGGTTGCTTAATGATGTTTCTCATCTTATCACCATCAGGCCCAGGTTTACCAGCTTTTTTTACAAGCTTAGCCTCAGCTTCATCGTGTCCAACTAGTAATGCTGAGTTTACAACACCAATTCCGTTTTCGTTTAAACCCTCACTCCAATCCGTTATTAAATCATGTAGATATGCAACTTCCACACCATCAATGATAGTATGTACGATTTCTAAAGATGGATTATAAGCTCTATCTCTATTTTTAGCTAGAATAAACTTATCTTTAATTTCTTTAGATACGATTATGCACTCTGAAAGTTTCATTTAGAATCCTATTGAAATTACATCACCATCTGCTTCAACCCAACGAATTTTTAATGCTAATAATTTTTTAAGAGTATCAGCTCCAAAACGATAACCAGTTCCAAAATTGCCTCTTGCTGGGATATCTACAACCATTCCGTGAATACCAGCAAAAATTTGAGAATGGTCTGCACCAATTACTTTTTGAAATGCCACAACCTGTTTTTGTTGAATAGGTTTTAGCTCTTTGAATTTTACTTCAGATGCTTCGTTTAATTGAGTAAGCTTTATCATCTTATTTCTTTAATTTAATTTTCCAATAAACACCACCTCTAATATATGGAGTGAATCCACCATTTGTACCATCGGTTGTTTTATTATTAACACCTAAACCTAATTGGTATATCTTATCTTTCTTAGTATTGATTAAAACACCAGCTCCTACTGAACTTACAAAATCTGCTTTATTAAATCCACCTTCTAAACCATAGAATATTTTAGTTTTAGGTAATTCTTTTACAATTGTAGTTTCTTTGATAGTTCTTTGTTTAACACTTGCGTTGAAAGTTCTACCTAATATTTTGTTTTGTGAAATAGTATCATTTAAAGCAACAATACCCAATGAATCAGGTAAAACTAATGTATCTTTGTATAATACTTTTGAGTAATAATCTTTTAATAATGCAGCTGTATCGATTACCGCTGGAATGATTACTTCTTTCTCTACTATTGTTTCATGGTAGATATCTTCACCTTTTTTAGTTACTACTTTAGTCTTTACAATATCAATAGTATCAATATCGTGCTTAATTACTTCATATGCTTTACCAGCTATGAATACTTTCTTACCTGGCATAACTCCACCTGGGTTAAACCACTCCAATAAAACGAATATAATCAATGCTGCGATTGCTATATTCTTAAAGTTCAACAATTTTTTCATAATGTATTTGATTTGTGTGTATAAATATTGATTTATTCTAAAATATCATTTTTGACCCGATTTGGATATTATTCAATAGGGAAAAACTATCACCAAAGGACATTGCTGCTTTATATGATGCTGAAAATCCAAATCTTTTACTTAATTTGTAATCATATCCCAGTCCTACCATTGCTCCCGGTATTCTACTTACAGTACTTCCACCAGTCACCGTATTCCAAGCCAATGGAGATTGCATTACGAATACTTGCGGAGTTAGGGTTACTTTTCTACTATAAGGAAATGGTTTCATCCAAAATCCTACCAAAGATGAACTTAAACTTATATCATATCCACCAGTTGTTGCGTTTTCCATCATTAAAGTAATTACACCCACATTATATCCAAATGTTCCGTATTTAGGGTGAGGTTTAATCCAAGTGTATCCGTTAAGGTTCATTAGAGTTCCTTTAAGATATGCAAATGTAGTTCCGTATGAATGTATTGCGTTTAATTGTCCGTTCTCAAAATCCATCTTTGTAATACCACCACTTAAAGCAAATTGGTTTAGGGTACTCCAAATAAGTGCGGTAGCTGAATATGATTTATCTCCCATTAACGATGATTTAGATACACCCACACTCATCATTACAGCGTATTTACCTTCCGCATCTTCCGTACCAGCCAAATCACTAGCTAACATCATTGGATTAGCTGCTACTTTCTTTTTTTCCTCTTTTTTCTTTTCTTCCTTCTTCTCCTCTTTTTTCTCGTCTTTCTTTTCTTCTTTAGACTCTTCTTTTTTCTCCTCTTTAGACTCTTCCTTCTTTTCTTCTTTTTTGCTTTCTGATTTAGTTTCCTCTTTCTTTTCTTCAGTCTTACTTTCCGTTTTTGATTCGGATTTTGATTCAGTCTTAGTCTCCGTTTTGGTTTCAGTCTTTGTTTCCGTAGATGAAGATGAACCACTACCAGAACTGCTCCCAGAACCTCCAGAACTACTGCTTCCTGATGAGGAAGCCGGTGGTGGGGTAGAACTACTACTTGATGGCGGTGGAGGGGCTGATGCCGTTGGTGGAGGTGCCGTTGGTGGTGGTGGAATTGCCGCAGTTGCTGATGAACTAGCTGCCGCTGATGCTGATGAACTAACCGCACCACTAGCAGATGAACTTGCTGATTTTGCTGCCGCATCTGCCGCTGCTTTTGCTGCCGCATCTGCCGCTGCTTTTGCTGCTGCATCAGCTGCTGCTTGTGCCGCTGCGGCTGCTGCAGCTGCTGCCGCTTGAGATACTGTGTTTTGTACCGTTTGCTGAACTACTACATTCGTAGGACATGCTAATGTGTTGAAAGCTGCGTAAGTTGCTGTAATCCAAACCTGTACTGCTCCAGCCATTACTTCGGTTGGTGAGAATACTCTTATCTGATTGTAGAATGATACCGTTGCGAATCCGTTTACCATTGTTGTAGTGGCCACCTTAATTTCACCAGTACATTTGTCCTTATAAGTTTGTGTATAAGTTTGCGCCATTGCTATTTGGCAAAACATTACTAAAAGAAATCCTAATATGTATTTTTTCATTAAAAATTATTCAACCCAATACCCAATTGTGAATAACCTCTTATTGGGTCAGTATCAAATTTCAAAGTAAACCATTTGAAATCTCTAACTGCACCAAGTTTAATTGTTGTAAAATTTATATTTGATTTAGGAAATGAAATACCACCAATAGCATCTCTGCCCTGATATCTTTGAATCTCATTACCAAATCCTATCATTGTATGTACTCCTAATTTATTGAATCTCTTACCAGCTCCTAAATAAAGAGTATGTTCTTTTGTGAATATCTCTTTACTAACAGGGAAATCTGCAATAGCAAGATTACCATAAGGATAATAATCATTTCTATCTATATCATAAGTCATTACATAATCCATAATGAAATATCCTTTCTTACCACTAATAGTTCCCCAAAATGCAGCTTGTCTATTATTTGTTTTACCAATACCAATAGTGAATTTTACAGGCTTCTTTACTATTGTATCTCTCCTTCCATTTTCATAAATACGAACTACACTTCTTTGTCTCCATCCATAATTATCATACCAAATGTAAGGATAAGGTTGATACCATCCCCATATACCATATTGTAAACCATAAGGATTGTATGTTGTAGGTCTATATCTTCGTACTAAAGGTTGACCGGTAAAGTTATCACCCGGTCTAATTGGTGCAGTTTGTGTTCTCCACTTACTTACATCATTTTGTTGTTGTGGTATGGATGGTTGAACTCTTGTTTGAGTTGATTGTGATGTTTGTGCTGATTGAGGGGTTGTTGTTCTCCAGCTACTAACTTGTGAGAAAGCTAGTGTTGGTAATAATACCAATAAGAATAATATATTTTTCATAGTGCTATCTTTGGTATAAATATAACTTACCGTCATAATCTACCAAAATGGCACTCATATTCTCAATCCAATCCCCACTATTGAGATATCTTTCTCCGTTAATCATTATATCCGCCGGTTGATGAATATGTCCGCAAATCACCCCATTACATCCTTTTTTGTGGGCCATTGATAGGGCCGTTGTTTCAAAATCGTTTATATAATTGGTTGCAACTTTAACACTTGCTTTAATCTTTTGCGATATTGATATGTAAGGTAACTTTCTCCATTTACGATATCCATTATAAACTCTATTCAGCCATAGTGCAAAATCATATCCAATTGCACCTATCTTAGATAACCATTTGTATTTAGTTATAAAAACATCCACAACATCTCCGTGAAAAACGTAATACCTCTCATTCCTAAATAAATCACCCTCCACCCAAGTTTTTGTATTAAGTACATAATCTTCTTTAATTTCAATGTGTCCAAAATTTGTTCCGATAAACTCTTGTATAAATTCATCGTGGTTTCCTCTTATCCAAATTATTTGTGTTTTGTTAGATAACTTTAATATTTTAGAAATAACTTTAGTATGTTTTTTCTTCCACTTAGCTCCTCTATTTAAAGCCCACCCATCAATTATATCTCCGTTAAGAATAAGGAGGTCGGTTGGGTGTTCATCTAAGAATTCTATAAACTCATCCGCCTTACTATCTTTGATTCCCAAGTGTAAGTCAGATACTATAATTGCTTGATATTTCATATCCAGTAATTGTGATGTTGTTTGAAGAACTCTGCGTTGTTTCGGTTTATGTAGCATTTTATAGTTAATAAAAACATATAGAAAAATCCTTTGTTCTTAAATCTTCTTGCAGATGTCCATACACCTTTTGTTTTGTGTATCTTCATACTTTCTGCTTTTTGTGAAACCCAATAATCTTCTGCAAACATATGTGTTTCATCGTATCCTCCAGTTTTCCAATATGCTTCGGTTTTCCACAATTGAAATCCACCAATAGCAAATGGTGTTGCTAACCAATTACTTAATCGTTGTTGAATATCAAACAATCTAAATATCCAATTGAATCCTACTTCGGTTTGAAATGGTACAGTTACCAAATCAGTATTGTATGCCAAACATTCACCTAATACGAATTTGTTTAATAACATTATATCCGCATCTAAAAAAAGAATGTAAGGAGTGGTTACTAATTTACTTCCGTCTAATCTTGCCTTAGCAGGAAACCCACCTTTTATTACTTCTATGTTTAGTGAGTATTTGTATTCGTTTTGGGCTTTCCATAACCACCATATAGATTCTTCGTTATCGGAAGTATCTGCAATAATAACTTTAGTTCCACCAAATCCCACTTGCTTTGCAATAAATCCAATACATTCATATATGTTTTCATTTTCGTTTTTACAAGGGATTACAATAGTTAGTAAATCTTTCATAGGTATAAATAATAAACCCCCATTGTTAAATGAGGGTTATGGTATTATTAAATTATTATTAAATGCCACAAAGTGTCATAAACTCTTTTGCATTATGTATAACATCTTCTGATTTAAATTTTCGTAACATAGCTTCTGCTATTTCCTTTCTATTGTTCATATCATCTACCATACGAAGTATTTCTGCAACACCTACAACCATATCTCTATCGTTCTCATGTCCCTGTCCTACTTCTACTTCTTTGATAACACTTTCTTCTTTAATACCATATGCATGTGCATAATGTTCTAAATCTTTATTAATAGATACCAATGCTGATTTATTCTCTGGATTTGTTCTTTTCATTTTATTTATAATACCTTGAAAAAATTTCTTCCTTCCACCTTCTAGTTTATTTACTTTATTTTCAAAATCTTTAACTATTGCTTTAACTTTTTCTGGGTTTAGTTTTCTACCAGCATTCCAATTATTAAATGTATCTTTTGCATCTTTTGCTAATTGTGCAATTCCCAATGCTGATAAAATAGTTAAACCGGTTGCCCCTAATGTTAAAATATATACCAATACATGCATTCCAAATATTTGAAATGAGTTTAATCCAGCATCATTACATGCTTGCATAAATTCTCTAAATACTTCTGGGTTTATAGCCTCATCAATGTTATTTTGTACACCTTCTTTAGCTACCTTCCATCCACCACCTTTAGCTTTATAATTTTTTGCGGCCCAACCATTTGCATAGGCTGATGGATACACATCAAATTTTCTTTTTGCTGCTGCTTTAGATGCTGCCCATTTTGCCGGGTCAGTAGGAACATTCTTTTCTAAGAACAATTCCATTTTTTCTTCTATTGTCATACTTTCATTTTTCTTTTTACCAGCACAATGTGCTTTTTGTGAGAAACCTTTTGGGTTACTACAATTAATTGATTTCTTATATTTTGAACTCCACTTTTCTTCCAATCCTTCACTAGCTCCCGTCTTTACAAATGTTGGTTTCTGTCCTTTAGATTGTTCACCACCTTTTTTACTATCACCTGCTTTAGATTGTGCAGCTCTCTTTCTTTTAACAAATGATGCTCTACCATCAGGTCCTAACTTTGCTGCTTTCTCTTTTGATAAACAAGCTGCGTATGCTGAACCATCTTTACTATCACCACACTTACCTACTTTCTTTCCCTGTGAATTATATCTATCCCATCCCCCACCAGTAGATGAACCAGCACCACCCTTACCAAACCATTTACGGAGGTCTTCGTTTAATATGTTAGTTAGTTGTATCACTTTAATTGAAAATCTTTTTTTAGTATTGCTTTTGTTGAATTATCAATATATCTATCCATCAATTTTTTCCAAGCAGCATCACCTTTTTTTATTTTTTTATATGTTTTGCGTTCAAATGAAAATGGCATTTTGAATTCTATTGCCTCAACATTTGGATATTCTTGTATCAAAGTTGCTATAGCGTTTGGAGTATCTGCTACAAATCCTAAAACCTTTCCACCCTTACCTAATACCTTTGATGCGCCATGAGCATTCATATTACCAACTGGAGATAATTCGTTTAATATATTTTTTAATTTAATCATATAATTACCACTTACGGCAACTCCAATAGTTTGCCTTTGTTCTAGGACCTGGATTATCACAATTCATTCTTGCTCTAAATGATTTTCTAGCAGCAGGATTTGATTTTCTAATTTTCATTCCTTTTTGTCCGAAGTTTACTTTAATAATTTTACCAGTCTTAGGATTTTTTACATATACCTTAAACTTCTTAACATCACCTTGCATTGGTTTACCCAACTTCACTTCTCTACCCTGATATTCTGCTTCATAAACACAATTACAATTTGCTTCTTCCAATTGAGTTGAATAACCTTTTAAGAAGTTTATGAAATCATCCATATCTTCTTGCTCAACATCCAATTCATCATAATCATCAATTGGATTATCAGTTGGAGTATCACCAAGTTTGTAGGCTTGGTCTACATACTCATCTTCTTTTAATAATTTAGTTAGAGATATCATTCTTTAATTTATTTAATATTTCTTGATTTTGCTTTATTAGTTCTGCAGTCTTAACTCCAGACTTAACGCTTCTCATTGCTCTTTTCTTTTTAGGTTTTGTTCCCATAATTAAAATATATTTTGTCCTTTTGATTTATTTTTATTTTGTTTTACTTTTGCAAGTGCCGCTTGATATACAGGATGTGTTTTACCATAACTCAATGCACTTCTTAAAGATATATCATTTCCAGTATCAGGATTTTTAATCTTTGTAGTATCTAAATCCATACCACCTGCTATCTTTTTTAATTTAT